TCAGTCCGGCGCTCGCAGGGAGTCGTACTGACGCTCACACGCCAGCCCCGCTACTCGTCGTCGATCAGCCTCTGCTGCCAGCTCTCCCGCTCGCGCATCAGCCCGGTCGAGCAGCTCGGAATACAGTATGAGGGTTGATCGGGTTGTCTGGCTTCCGGCGTCAGAGCAGGTATCCGCGCTGGCTCGACGGGTACGCTCGGCGAGCTGCTCACGCAGGCTGTCAGCAGTGGCATCAGCAGCATCGGCATCAGCCTGAGCCTGCTCGATCTGTTGTTTCGCATCACGTCGTATCCCCTCAACTGCGGCTGCGCGCCGCGTCTCTTCTGATCGGGCCTGCCGTTCGGCTGCTGCCCGCGCCTCTGCATACTCCGCACCGAGAGCGATGTATTTGCTCTCCCAGCGCGAGCCCTGCCAGCTCCACCCCACCCCAAACCCCAGCAGCACCAGGGCGGCCAGTCCGGCGGCCTGCAGCCAGAGCTTGTATTTGGCGATCATTTGCGGCCCTCGTGCTCGAGCGAATAGTGATTTCCATCGTTAAACCGGCCACCCCAGGAGCCGCCGAGTGATTCCCAGTACTCGCCAAGAGGCCGGTGATCTTCTGTCTGCTGCAGAAACCTGCCATCACGGAACAGGTTGAAGTCCACGGCCAGGCGCTGCTTGTGCAGACTCCCCGCGGCCCCATATCCCTTCTTCTGCCCGACACCGCCGTGCAGACGCGGGTCGCGGTAGGCATCACCGAACGTCAGCTCATAGCCGTTCTGGTAGGCGTATTCGATCAGCAGCCCGATCATTTTGGTAAAGCGGCGCTGCTTGCTTCCGAGTGACATGTGTTTTCTCCAGGCAATAAAAAACCCCGCACTTGGCGGGGTTGATTGTTTGAATTTATTAAGCGTTATGCCACGTATTACCCTTGCTTATGTGCCAGGCGCTCATATACGGAATACCAACCTGCATGGCTGCGTCTTTGACCTTCACTCCAGATTGCAAAAGCCGCTTCACCTCTCCAGCCTGAACCCTATTGCAGCGAGCGTTGCTTCTCAATTGGGAGTTTTCTTGATGGGAAATGAATCTGCAGTTCGCCGGCTCATACGGGCCGTCGACATCCCTTCTATCAAGCTCAGATGTATCCGTATAGCCGTTCTTGAGAGCCCAGGAAAAGAATCTCTCTTTGTCGTTGCGCCACTCGCTACACACGTCAATTCCCCTTCCGCCGTAGTATTCATAGTGGGAGGCGCTGGGGTAGGTGCAGCGGGCGATCATTCCAGACCAAACCCGATACAAGCGAGTCCCGCTAACAGCCCGCTCTTTCTTGAGCTTCAGGTAGCAAGCCCGGCAAGGCGTGCCTACCCTCCTTCGATCTTGGTGGCGAACCGCTCCACAGTGCTCACATATACACTCAAAAAGTGGAGTGCCGTTAGCACTCCTCCCTACACGCCTTGCCTCGGTCATCGGAATCTCTCCTGGCTTCATACTTGTAATTATATACAGTCATTCACACCAGAACCAGCCGTGCGCTGGGCCGCCGATCTGGTGCCGATGCTCGAACCGGGATTCCTGCAGCCCGATGGCCAGCATTTGCAGCTCAGCCTCTGGCGAGGTCATGCGATCGGGCAGCAGTGAAAGCGCAGCCGCAATCGGGCCGCGCCGGATTTGATTCAGGGTCATGTTTTCTCCAGGCATGAAAAAACCGCCTCAATGGGCGGCCTGTTGTGATGGGGTTAGCGTTTTATCGAGTTGGCCAGCGACAGCAGCGGCCCGGGCGGGCATGCTGGTCAGGCTCTACACGGATGTGGGCATGTACCGATGTACCGCCGGGTTTTGTAGTACCGGCTTTATCCCTGCGCCCAGAGAGCGGCCTGAGCTGAACCCGCCAGCCGCAGAGCCTCTCTCAGTTCATCGCGTGACGCCTCGATAACGGAGTTATCAGCGAGCACCCATATGATCGTTTCGCCGTCTGCAAGAGCTGTGATGCTGCGGGCCATACGCTCTTGTGAGCGTTCATCGCCGTCAAACACGTTACCGGCGGCGGTAGTAACTCTGATTGCGGCAACTTGTTCGGCGCGGATAGCTTTAAACTGCTCTCGTTGTGCTGCTGCAAGTTCAGTCTCGTCCCACGAAAGTTCGGAAACCGGCAACTCTGAGAAATTCGCAAGTTCTACAAGCGTGCCGGTCCACTCTGCGAAGAATATCCCATTGTGATTAACTTTCATGGCTATGCGCTCAGCTCGTTGATGGTTGGGAGCGGCGATGTGTGTAAACCAACGTCTACAATGCCGGTAAAAAATGCAGAGCAGGCAACGTAGAGCTTCGCCCCCGGGGTCGCGTGCAGATGAGGGAATGCATACTCGTAGCCTGTCACTACCGACCGCACCAGCCGGACGTGATTGAAACCGACAGGCAGCGGTGTGCCTCTGGAAGTCAAAACGCCGTTCAGGTAATAATCGTAACGGGGGGCAACGGTTCCATCCTCGACCTTGCACCACGCCGCAAACGTACCGTAGGTGGCCGAACCAAAAATGACTCTGTTACCGTTATTGCTGATGAGGTAGCGATCGACACCATCAGTACCAGTGTGCCCGGTAGCCGTGCCAGCCCCGGCCGTGATCAGGCTGACGTAGAACTCAACCCCATAGCGGGCATTGAATCCAGATCGGCCCATTGCTGCTATGAGCTCAGAAACAACCGCTGTGAGCGCACCGGCGGAGCCGCCATTGGTAGTGTTGTCAAAGATGAATTTCCCGGCAGACGACTGCACTGACCCGTTGTATGCGCTGAAAAAGCCGCTCGCTACAAAGCTACCGGCAGTCAATGAAAGCGGATTCATCTTCCCTGCAAACCGCCCACTATCCGGCATCACATTGATGAACGGCGCCGCACTGTAGTTCGCCGTCGCAAACGTCCCCAGCTCCAGAGCAGTCCGCCCAGCAGCGGCATCAGCGCTGGCGACAAAGTTGCGACCGAATGCGCTGGTGATGCTGTTCCACCAAGCTACAACAGCCTGCCGAACTCGTTGCGCTGTCCATGCACGCCGAGTTGTGGCAGTACCAGCCTCGGCCTCTGTCTGGCTGATTGTTGATGCTGTCCACTCTCGGGCATTAGTGAGGCGGCTGTCGTCGGTGCCCACCTTCCCGTCCAACGCGGCCTGCTGGGCCGAGCTGACTGGCTTGCTGGCGTCTGGGGTGTTGTCTACCTGATCGAGCCCTACGTCAGCGGCAGTGGTAGACCGAGCACGCAGGTTCACGTAGTCGCCATTGGTGGCGGCTTTGCTGTCCAGCGCGGCCTGCAGCCCGGCGATGTTGCTGATGCCCAGGTTCTGCAGGTCTTCCCGGTTCTGCTCGATGAAGTCGACAACCTCTTGCAGGCTGTCGAGGTTGATGTTGTCGGACTCCAGCAGCGTCTGGATGTTGTCGATCAGCTCTTTGAGCACGCGCCCCTGATTGGCCGACAGAGGCTTGGTGGCGTCTGCCGACTCCAGCTGGTCGAGCACGTCCGTTACGTCCACCTTGAGCGCCAAGGCGGCAGCCTGCGCGGTGCTGACGGGCTTGGCCATGTCGCCGGTGTTGTCGGCGCTGCCAAGCCCTACATCTGCCTTGGTGATCGCCACGTCGCCGGTGCGGCCTTGCACGCTCTGCACTGGCGCACTGGCTGCCGCTTCGGCAGCGGTGGTGTACTGCGGATGCGGGTCGGGTGCTGCCTCGTGGGCGCTCACCGCACCGCTGGCGGTACCGGTCACATCGTATCGCCCGTCAGATTCAGCTTTGGTGTATCGGTCACCCAGCGCCGTGTTTGTCTGGCTGACGAACGTGTTGTAGGTGCTCTGGTCGACCTTCAGCCCAAGCTGCTCCATCAGATCAAGCTGCTGAGTGATGTCCCCCAAGATCGTGCCCCACGGGCGGTCGATCACACCGGCGTCAATCTCGGTGCCGCCTTCGAGGGTCAGAATCAGGTGGCCATTCTCCGCAACCGTGGCGCCAGTAATAGTCGGCCCCACCCTGCCCCGCATGCCGGCACGAATAACCCGGCGCTCAGGGCCCTGCCTCACTGCAATGACACGGCTCATTCTGTCACCTCGGCAGTAATCTCGAAGGGGCTGACGCCGACCAGCGCATACACCTTGCCGTCAGGGTCGACGGCTTCGGCATCCCACACGCCGCACATAGGCTTCAGTTCAGCCGTAACGACATCGGTCAGTTGCAGCGTGAACGAGTGCTCTGCCGGGTCAACGATGATCAGGCCATCCGGGTTCTGCGCAGGGTCAGAGTGGAAAGCCAGGATGGCGCTGTCGTCGCCAACGCGCCGGCGCAGGGTTGCCCTGGCAGACCAGCCGGTGATGTCCTGGGGGGTTGGGTACCGAACGTGGCCACCGGCCGACCACTGATGACGCCAGCATGATCCCACCAGGTCGTTTATCTCGATGGTGTCGTCGTCGATCACCGTGGCCAGGTAATCGCCGTTCAGCTCGTCAGGGCGCCTCACACACTGAATGGTTACCGGCCAGTCGTCCGGAATGCCATGGCTCGGCACACTCAACCGCACCGGCGCCAGCGACGGCACAGCGACGATATCGCAGTAGGTGAAGTGGTCTTCGGCGTACTGCAGTGCGAACTCAAGGGTCTTGCCCTGCTGGATACATAGGTTGATGATGGGTGCGTCCATATCCTGCTCCTGACGTTATGCCGTGCAGGCTATGTGACTGGACATAGCCGTCAACGCACCTCAATCACATTGCCATGGCTTCCCGGTACCGGCGCGCCACCTCTTGGCCCTGCTCTACCCCTTGGCTTACGCGGGCCTGACGGACCGCCCGGCTCCTGGCCTGCCCGCTCAACTCCAACCTTGGCGGGCGCCCTTGCACCAGTGCAGCAGCGTTCCGGCGCGACACGCCTCCCAGTGTCAGCGTCTGCATTACCTCGCGGCGTGACATACCCGCGTTCTCGGCGGCTTTTACCAGGCGCTCCATATCCGTGAAAGCTTTTGCGTGCATTCGTTCTGCTCCCTGCTTTGCCTTACGGATGTCGTCGGTACTGACGTCATTGGCACTTCGAAGCACTCGGCTCAAAGAGCTGCGCGCATCAGTCAGCGCCTGATTGAAATCGAAGCTGCGGTAATACAGGCCAGTCTTCGCATCCAAGGTAGAGGCACGCCAACCGAGCAAAGCAGATACTTCATCGCGCACGCTGTATGGTTGCCCAGAGCCTTCCCGCCGCTCTCCGCTTGCCGCCTTGATAAAGCGCTCTGCGCTGCTGACAAATCCAGGTTGGATAGTCTTGCGCATATGGTCTGCAATGGCGGTGAGCTGGTCCAGAGGCTCCCCGTTCTCGCGATACACCTGGCCGCCCGACGACTTCTTGTTGGCCATGACTTCGAAGATCGCCTGAGCAGTAATGTCGCCACCCAAGAACGGCGTCAGCATGTCGGCCAACCCGCTTTTCGCTGAGTCCTCCCATGGGCGATCGCGCAGCATCGCGGTCACCGGCCGCTTCCAATAGCCATACGGGTCCAAGAAGCTCAAATCGACATAGCGCAGCTTGCCATCGGCATCCCGTCCCATGTAGAGGAAGGTTGAGTTGTCTTGCCACGGCGGCCCCAGATCCCGAATGGCCTCCTCTTCATCGTCATCAACACCCAGTGCAGCGGCCGTCATGGCAGAGAGCGCATAGAAGCCACCAGAGACCAGGGCCATGCCGGCAGCACGCTTGCGCCCCAGCGCCCGCAGCTTCGGGTTATCGCTTTTGAGGTCTGCTGCCACGGTGCGCAGCATATTGGCGCTGGTACGGACAATCTCTGAGGGGAAGCTGACGAATGTGCCGGCCAGCGGGAATCGAGACAACCAGCGCATGCCTCTCCCCACCATCGAGTAGGTCGGGTAGGTGTTGCGAATGCGCTCTGCCGCCATGGTCTCGGCTTCCGCGTCCGAAAACCCCGCCTCACGCAGGCTCGTTTTCTCATTCTCGAAGCCAATGATCTTCCAGAAGTCGTCCCCAAAGGTGTAGAAGCCCTGGGCCATTTGGTTTGCCTTACGGAAGACAGACATCGCCTTGCCATTTTTTCCAGACAGGAGCTCATCCATCCGAGCGTCTTCCAGCAGGCGCATCATCTCGCCTGCATAGGGGCTGTCGTAAACCACACCCAGCTGCTTGAGCTTGCGAAGATAGGCCAGGTCATCGCCGGTAGCGCTCTGGGAAACCTGCTCGCGGAACGCAGCCATGCTCTTGCGCATGTGCTGCAGGTTGAAATGCCCGTTGGCCAGACTGAAGAACATCGCCGACTGCCAGTTACGCATCGCCGTGGTCGGTGACAACACAGTCTTGCCGTACTTCACCATGCCGTTGAGCCTCACCACAGTGCGGTACAGGTCACCCATCTGCTCTTTCCCCAAAGCATCCTTGAAGGCCTGCGCTACCTCAGGGAACGTCCAAAGCCCATTGAGCGGGGAATAGGTGTCGGACTGCTCGCCGGCAATCTGCGTCGTGGCGTCGGCTGGACGATTCTTGCCTTCGAACAAGAATGCCCCCATGCCAACCTCCCGCACGCGATCGAGAAACCGCTGGTTCCAGATCAGCCGCCCCATTTTGGTTGCGGATTTGGCAAAGTTCACTCGTGGATCGACGTGCTCGCCCAACAGCGCCCGGATCTGCGGGGCGACATCCTTTCGCTTGATCAGAACGCTTAGGTCCTTGGCGCCCAGCTTGCCCTCGGCGATGAAGCTCTCCAGCGAATCATAAGCCGTGCCACTTTTCAGGATCTCGTTGACCGTTACGTCAGCCAGTCGAGCAGCTTCGGCGCTACTCTCACCGCTGCGGCGATACCCAGCAGCAAGGTAGTTCCGCGCGGCATTCAGGGTCGACGTCGGCACCTTCTTGAACCACTTGGGATCGTCATAGGCCTGATAGGAGCGGTGAACATAGCTGCCCAGGTTGCCGGTAATCTTATCTATTAGAGCCTGGTCGCTACCCTTCAGCCGGTCAGCCACCTGCTGCTGGAGAATGCCGATGTACTCAGTGGACAGCCTGTCGATGTATTGCCGCATGGCCACGATGCCTTCCTTTGTGCGGGCCGGCAGCGCGCTGTCCACGTCTCCCGCCAGGGCTTCGCTCAAGCTGCGCATCTGAGCATCAGACAGCTTGTTTGCGGCGACGCCAAAATCCCCTTGCACCGCCTTCTCCAGCGCCCCAACGATATGACGAACGTCGAACTCTACAGCCTCGAACTCGCTGTCGCGCTTGATCTTCTCGGAGAACACGTCACCAGGCAGTAGGCCCCCCGGGGCGAACTGGCGGGCAAATATCTTCTTCGCCTTCTGCCAGAGAGGCCGATCCTCTTCGCGGAGCCGGCGATTCTCAGCAGCAAACGGGTCTGCTGGATCAAGGGGTGCCCGCCCCAAAGCACGGTCGATAGCGTCCCTAACCTGATCTGCAGCATCAGCCGGCGCGGCCATGCGGAATGCTGGCAGGTCGCTGTCGGGGGTGAGGATATCCGCGCCGAGGCTGCGTGCTCGAGCACGCTGACCTCGCGCAAAGGCATCAGCGATGAACTCAACGGCCTGAATCAGCTCGGCGGGACCGTCCGTTTGCTTGGCCAGCCCTAGCCGCACAGCAAGCCGCTTGATTGCTCGCAGGATGCGATTCCAGCCTCGGGAGGCCCAGTTGATCTTGCGCTGCGCCAGGGTACCCAGCAATTCTTCGGCATAAAGTCGGTCGGCTTGCGCCGGCGTCAGCTTGGCCACCTTGGCAACATCACCATAATCAGCAACCGTCTGATCCCATAGTTTCTTGATTGCCGGGTTTTCGCTGGATGCTTTTTTGATCTGAGCGTAGAGCTGACGGCGCGCTACCGGCGAAAGAAGCCCAAGACCCTTGTGAACAAGGATCTCTTCTCGGAGCGTTTCCTCGACAACCTGCCGCGCACTTTTGCCATCTCGTGCACCAAGGCTTGCTCCCACAAGATGGACTGTTCCAGTTCGGAACTCGTATTCACCTTGGATGGATGATCCGGAATCACGATCTGCTCGGTAGCTGGGGAGTGTTTCTGCACTGTCGTGGAGCTGGACTCGGACATCATCTGCGCCCTTAAACCGGGAGAGGAAGTCGTCAACGATACCCTGCAGCTCTGGCTTGGACAACGCCTGCCGGGAACCTTGGCCGCTGTCCTTGCGAGAAAACATGGCAACCTTGCCATCTACTTCTTCCGTCTCGACGGTGGCAAACAGCTTGTCAAAGGCTTCACTCACCGGGCCCTGTTCATCTCGGGTCAGGTATGGATAGCGCTCTGGCGCGCGGGCAAAATCCTCAAGCGAGGTCACGTTGGCGAGGAAGTCGTTGCGTGCACCTTGGTCGGCCAGCTTGGCAATGACGTAGGTTTCGAACGACCTGGCCCCGCGCTCAATAATTTGCGACCAATAGCCGTTAGGGGTCTTGTCCAGGGATGACGCACGCGCGGCCATCGGCGAACGGTCCAGCGTTTCCACCAGCTCGGCAAAAGCGCGCTCCACCTTTGGCCGGACGCCAGCAGGGTGCGAAGGGTCCTGGTTCCAGTTTTCAGGGCTGTAGTACTCTGCCTTCGGATGGCTGTCGCGATAGCGGTTCAGCGCGGCCAGCGTGATCGGCGCGCCCCGACCAGACTTATGCACGTACATCGGCTCCGGCCGGTACGTCACAAAATTGTTTCTCAGGTATTCATTCTGGGCTGCCTTGCTGCGGCCTTTCATTGGCACCGGCCCGCCTCGTTTGCGCGAGAAGTAGTTGTCCAGCGCATGAAACCACTCATGCGCCAGGCTGCCCGCACCCTTGGTCTTGGTCAGGTTGATAACCACGCTGTCCGGCTCGAAATGCGCAGCGGCCCTGCCACCCATCCCGCGCGACCCAAAGCCAATGCCCAGCGTGCCCTCCAGACTCATGGCTTTCGGCGACACACCGACGATGCCCGCCAGATCCATGAAGGCGTCAAACGCCTCGTTCAGCATGCCCTGCCGCTCGCGCCCGCCCTTGCCCTGGCCAACCCAGTTGCCGAACTCGACACCACGAAAACCAAACGCCTCCAGAAACTGCTTTGGCGTGACATCCTTACCCTCACGGTAATCCTGCCCTACTCGCGGTGCATTGGTGCTGCGGCGGATATCGCCCTTGGTGACGTTGTCCCTGTTCTTCACCGCCTCCCAGGCCTCAACCAGCTGCGCGTGGTTGTCCTTCAGGAAGGCCCGGGCAGACTTGAGGTCCTCGAACTCTTTCAGGTGGCGCGTTTCCTTGTCGCCATCCTTCGCGATGAACACCTGGCCGCTGTTACGGTTGGTGTAGATCGAGAACTTCATTTTCGGCGCCGGCGCGGAATCAGCTGCAAGTGCTTTCTTGATGTCGGGCAGCGCGCTGCCCATCGCGTCATGCCCACGGAACACCTGCCGGCGCTTGTCGATTTCCACCTCAAACCACGACCCCGGCACCATTTCACCGTTTTCGCTGTACCGGCCGGTTCGGTGCTCAACCCGCCCCACACGCGGCCACTGCGAACGCTCTACCGCAGCAAGCAGTTCCACCTTGTTGGCAAACGAACGCAGCGCAGGGCTTGCCTTGCGCAGCTCGGCAAGCGACACGTCAGCACCCAGTGAGGCCAGATAACCCAGGGTCAAACGCGCCTCTTTAATCTTGGTGACCCACCGCTGCAGCTTGTAAGCAACACGCGGCTTCGCCGGAATCTCAGACCGCAAAGCCCAGTACGCAGCGGCGTGGAACGGGTCATCAATCTTGTCGATCTCACCCTTCGGCCAAAGCTCGCTCAGCGTGCTGCTGGCGATGGCTTCATCGTCCATGCTCTCAAGGCGGTCACGCACAGAACGCAGCTCGTCCTTGCGGGCACCGCCCAGCTTTTCACCGGCATCCTCAACAGCCTCTGGTCTCTTGGCGGCAGCCTTCGGCTTGGCGGGTCGCTTTGATTCCGGTGCAGGCACCGCTGATGGCTCCTGCTGCGGCTGGTCGGTAGCAGCCCCATCTGCCTGTGCCTCTTCATGAGTATCACGCCATGCAGGCGACAGCATTTGCTCGCCGCGAAACGCTGCAAACTTACCCTTGGCAGGGTTGTTGGGATTGCTTGTGAACTTGTCGCCAGAGCGAACTGTAACGCCGTCGCTGCTTTTCGCCTCAGTCTTCTCGGCGGGTGCAGGCTTGGCCGTTGCGGCCGGCGTGTTTGAGGTCAGCAGGTCAGATTGGCCACCTGCGGCGGCGACATCTGCAGGGCGGTCAGAGCCCGCAAGGCCGAAGTTTTCGCGTTGGCGGTCGGCATCGGCACGCTCTGCTTGAGCAGCAGCACCCTTTGCTTCCTCTCTATCGCGCTGACGTTGCGCGTCTGCCTGGGCAGCTAGCTGCTCTTCGGTTTGGGTTTCGAGCTCGAAGCCGTCGGGTTGTCGTCCAGAGGGTACGGTTCCGCTATCTTCTCGAATCCCTTCTCCGTCGCCCGGTAACCCTTCGCGTGCAGAAATTTCGCTGCCAGCTTCGACTGCTCCTTGGTCAGAGCCATAAACCACCCCTTTGAAATCGGTTTCAATTTCGCCACCAGCGCCAGCCTCAGCGGTTTGTGCGCTGGTATCGTCAAGCACAGGCTGATCAATCGCCTGCAGATCGTTCCAGACCTGAACAGATTCGTCAGGTGTCAGATCCTTGAGGCTGAACGGTTCAACCTTCCCCGACAGGTAGGCGTAGAGCTCAGCGTCGTCCTGCTCCGAAGTGCCATAGTCGCGAACCGCGCCTCGCTCAAGATCAACCTGGTTACGCGCGGCCTCACCGCTCGCAGCCCACTCCAGTTCCTGCAGGATAGCGCGGTTCTGTTCGGCCTGCTGTGGCGGCAGCCGGATGTCGTCGACGACGTCCATCATTGCCGCAACAAATCGGGCCTGCTTTGGGCCAAGGTTCTTGCCTTCAAGCGCCTTATCTACAATCCGGCGCCCTTCCTCAACAGATCCCGGCTTAACCGACGCATCCATGTTCTGCCACCACATCGGGTTGGACGACGGCGTCCGTCCAGTAATCCGGTCGTTGGAGTCTCGAACGTATGCGACGCCGCCACCCTTCTCCAACTGAGCGATAAGCGCCTGGACACTGGTGCGGTAGGTTTCGTTCAGCCAACGACCGTGGTTCTGCTTGTCGGCCAACTCAAGGCCGCGCGGCATGGAAAACTTAGGCTCAGGCATATTCGCTGCGCGGCGCTGCTCCAGCACCTCAGCGACAGCCAGGTTAGCCTCATGAACGCGGGCAGCAGATTGGCGGTCGGCGCGCTCCTGCTCAATCTCGACCTGCCGGTGCCGGGCTGCAATCCGGGCATCCTCTGCAGTGTCGCTGTTAGGAGAAACACCGATCGGCGCCTGATTGTACATACCCCGACCACCCTCACGGGCTGCGGGGTCTGCAAATGGCACCCGCGCCTGAGCCTCCGGCCGCATCTCGCCATCGACATTGCGCACCGGCCCTACCGGCTGCGCATTGCCTGCACTGTCGACATACATGGATGATTCCGGCGCGGGCAGGCCAAGAACCGGATCAGGCGCTGGCAGCTTAGCTGCCGCACGGGACAGAACCCCGCCAGGTGATTCAGCTGCCGGTTCCGGTGCTGGCAGCGCGAGGGTTTCTGGCGTGTCTACTGCTTCCGCCGGCGACGAACCTGCAGCGCGCCGAACGTTTACCGCTCCACCCATGACCATACCGGCCAGGGTGCCCATGACTGCGGCATCCTCAACGCCCTCTGCCCAGTTCCGACCAAGCGCCAGGTTCTGGATTACCTGCTCAGAAACAGACTGGGGCAGCTCCTCAAGAAAGCCCTCGGTGATAGCTCCCTCGATTACACGACGCGGAATGCTCTTGGCCGGAGTCGCGGCGAGCTCACCCGCAACCTGCTCTGGCGTAACGCCTCTAGCAAGCATCGTATCAACGTCACCAATGCCCATTTTTTGCGCCAGCCGCCCACCAGCAAAGCCGAAGAGCGCACCAACAGCACCAGTGCCCACGGCAGCTCCAGACTGACCGGGTGTTAGCAGACCATCATCGGTTTCTTGGCGTATAGCTGCAGCCTGGCTGCCGGCCATTACCGTCCCCTCACCCGCAGCGCCAGCAAGCGCAGCCGACACCTTGGGCGCGACACGCCGGATGCCTTGGCCAACAACGCCGCCACCCAGCATTGCAGGGACAGATTCAGTAACCACGTTGGCAATCAGTGATGGATTGCTGAGCGCTACACCCGCTTTGTCCAGCACGCCATCAGCCTCCTGAAACTCTTGCTGCTGAGCCTTGTACTGATCGGTGTGGAACTCACTGAGAATGTTCTTGGCTTCCTTGGGCCTGAAGCCAACCAGGCCGCCCTCATTCTCCAGGAAGCGGCCAACACGACCGCCAGTTGGGATGTCAGCAAGGCCGACGGCCAACTCGGGCACACCGATCGCGCCCTTCAGCGCGGATAAGCCCAGATCCTGCAGGTGGCCGGTAACGCCTTTCCCCTCGGGGGGCGGCGGGGTGGGGTCAATCCCAAACTCATCGAACAGATCACCAGTTCTCGCAGCACCAGCGACACTGGCTTTATCTGAATCAATCCCGAACTCGTCGAACAGATCGGCCATCACACACCCCAAGGAAGGAACATTTCCTCGGTAGGCTATGTGACTGGATGGTGCTTGCAATTGATTGCAAGCGGGCACAAAAAAGCCCGCTCAGGGCGGGCTTTTTTGTTGTCCAGCATCAAGCGTGACGACGAAGAAACTCATTCACAGGAACGGTGCTTTCTGTTTCGTTATCCTGCTCGTCTGCCTCAATTTCTCGCAGGCGCTGACTCAAGATCATCTTGAGCTCAGACTGCACAAAACGATTGAGCAGATCGCGGATCATTGGCTGATAGCCAATGCCATGATGATTCGCAATGGCTTTCAGGCCATGAATCAGTTTTTTCTGAAGGCGAATTGAGATCAGCTGCAGCTCCAGCGCGTCATCTACTTCTTGCGCATCTACAGGGGAAACCGCTACTGAATCCGCGTCTTGCCCCAGTTCGCCTGATTCCCAAGCTTCTGTGTTCATTTTTTCTCTCTCACGATTATTCATGCCGCTTGTTAGCGTCCACCCACGGCCATCAGCCGTGTGTGTTATATATCGCTAACTCTTTGGGGTTCGGCTCATAAGCTGTTTTTAGGTAAACCTTTCCAGCTTTGAGCACAAAGGCCACTTTTAGTTTCCGGCCACCATTCGTCTCTGCGACGAACCACTGGGTTGGCGGGTTTGTTACGTGGTCTTCTCTAGTATCGATAAGATATTTGCCCGTACGGTTCAGAAAGCATTGCTCTACCTCCGCAGGGGTGACGCCATGCTTGTCCTTAAGCTTTGTGGCAATTTGGTCGGATATGATCATGAAGCGTACAGTTCGTCCTTGGTTTGTATATACAGATAGTATGCGCTACGTTAGGCGAATTCAATGCTTCGTTGCATCTGTATATACAGAATCCGACGATCTGCACCTGTAAAGCGACCAGCGAGCCGATGGCAGTTACCCGACTACGATCAGCCCCAAAAAAGCGCGCATTGTGCGTCAGTGCTTCCTACTCCTTCCTGGCGCTTGAAGCGCCATCTTCAATGCTGCCGTCTCTCACTCAGTAGGGTCTTGGCCTTCTTTAAACTCAATTCGGTGCTGCTTGAGCTGATCGGGGATCTCAAGCTCACCGATGCTTTGGGCCGACACTCCAAAATGCCGCGCATCGGCAGCCATAGCAGTATCGTTAGTCAGAATGCTCCTCGCGCCGTTAGACTTTGCGATCGCGATAATTTGTCTATCAACCTTCACCGCCTGCCGCGGGCGACCAGCAACCCTGCGGCCGGTAAGCAATGAGGTCTCTATAGCTGCTTTTTTGTCGTAAGGCAGGAAGCGAAAGGCCGTAGAGCTGAACAAGGCGACAGCGTTGGCTTTCTCAGTGCTGGTGATACCCGCCATAAACTCGGCAAACACCGGTGCAGGTATACCGATAGGCTCGCGTCTTTTCCGCATGTCCTGCAGGAGCCCCTCAACGCGAAGCTCATCTTCGGCGGTGAGACGTTTTCCAAAATATAGCGCTAGAACATTCGTATCCCAGACGACCAAGCTTACCCCCTGCGAATCTTGGCGCAAGTTTCTTCAACATCGCCACCACCACCCCAATCCGTCGACAGCTGCGACATAAGCGTGAGCGCGTCATCCCAGTCGTCAGCGAGCTCCCTGTAAGAACGAACTATCAGCCGGTCCAAAACCCATTTCCCGCCAGGGAGACGAGACCAATAGCCTTTCCCACTTACCTCAATGAGGTCTCCTAGGTAGTATGCTGAGATCTCTTTGGCCAGCTCGCGGCCTTTGACAGTGCAGTTGTAGTGGATGCCATCGCTGCCGGTAAGCGTCAACGGAATGGTGTCGTCTCTTCCGCCAATTTTTATCACTTGACCAACGATGCTGGTCTCATCATCCATCGTGATGGCTTCTTGAGGCTTGCTTGCACCGCCAGGAAAAGGAATCACAACGGTGCCCTCAGGGTTCTTTAATTCCCCCCGCTTCCCGTCTTGAGATAACAACTCATTGATTCGGCTGAGAGACTCCACAGCCTCTTTCGGCGCCGAATTCGAACCAGCGATAGCCAGTCGAGTACGCGCTTTAACCGCTGGAGCTACATCTTCCTCCACCCACACCCGCAGTGCAGCGCTGCCCTTAACAACCTTGTCGAAATGCACCTTTTCTGAATGCCCAAGAAGCTTGGACATCTCTGCCAAATAAAGCGCAAGCCGAGACAGCGGCAAGCTCGATGGCGAGCTACCGATGATCCTCAATGTGTAGGCATTTGGCTTTTTCATAGGGCTATTGTGGAGCAGCCTGGACCGTTTGGGTAGATAAGCCAGCCAAATTATTCAGTCAGCTCGGGGGCCTCAAATGGTGCTCCCGCCCTGAGGGAGCCTTGCCGAGGAGCACACTCCAAGGCATGCTGTCCGCAGTCAGCCAGGAACAGACACCGATGAAAGCGATCACCTTACTATTCATTACCCTGCTCTCCCCCCTGGCCTTCGCCGGCGACTACGCCACCTGCCTGCTCGACAAGCTGGAGGGGGTGCAGAATGACCAGGCGGCGCGATCCGCTATTCGGCTGTGTCTCCGAGAGCATCCGGGCGGAATCAATTCAGTGGAAAAAGGTTCTGGTCGTGGGATCTTCGGCTACGACTCAGGCGACGAATGCGCCTTAGACAAGGCCAGCGACACCCAAAGCAACGTAGCTGGCTATCAGGTCCGAGTGGCGTGCTACCGCTTATACGATAAGCCACTGGACCTGTTCGACGAGTTCGGTATTGAGCCGTGAGCTACTGATCTACTCCAATCCCACGCCCAGCAAGCATTTCAATAACTTGCTCTGTGGTCAGATTGCGCGCGTTCGCGGTCTTGATTACATCGCTCATAGGGACTGACGTTCTTGGCAATGTTGCAGGCTGTGCCAGAGTCTGCCCCGTGAGAACATCCAACGCAGAGCGCCCCAAGATCGGCTTGTTGGTCTCGTCATAGCCCATAACCACATCCTGCGGCACATACCGGTCCTTCGCCGAAACAGTAAGAGACCCCATCGTCCGCTCGATCTGAGCCCGGCGCTCAGGTGACAGGCTCGGATCAGCGAGAATGCTGCTCAGATCATCCAGTCGTGTCGCCGCCCGGTTGTTTCGCTCATTATCGATACGCGCTTGTGCGCTCTGTTCCAGCTGGCCCTGCAGTTGCGCAATACGCTGGTTGCCACCTGCAAGACGATCAAGGCGTGCGTTCTCTCGGCCAGCTCTCGCGTCAGCTCGCTCCTGGTTGGCTCGATCGTTCACCAATCGGTCCAGCGGGTTGCGGGTTGCAGCTCGCTCGCGACTGCTGTCACCGACTACCGTGAGGTAATTCGGGTTCGAGCGCTCACGCCGGGTTTGCTGCATGATCTCCGTAGCCAGCAGATTGCGATCCATCGCTTCGCGGCCGCCGGAGACAACGGACAGGCCACCGATCCCGTCACCCAGCCCGCCTACGCGACCTGGCTGCGCGCCGGCCAATGCCTCGGGTCTATCAGTAAACTCTGCAACGCCTTGAGCATTGCGCCGGCCCGCCACGCCATTACCAACTGATGCCCAGCTACCGGCCGGTGGCTCGGTAAGCGATACAGCAGCGCTCTGCTCCTGGGCTGCCGGTGCAGTCGATGCCGGAGCACTGGCGCTCCCGCCCTGCCCTGATGCCGACGGCGTGGCAGGCTTGGGAATAGAGGCCAGCGCACTGGTGGCACGCGACACCGCTCGATCAGCAACGCCGCGGGCAAACTCTTGGCCCTGCATCGGCACGCTGGCAGCCCGCTCAGCACGGCGCTGCGCCTTCTGCTCCGCCCGCTGACGCTCACCTGCCCCATAGTCCGGCAGGTTGCTATCGATGGTGATAGGCGTCTCGCCCGAGGCGATGCCCCCCACTGTGCGAGGCACAACGGTTGCAGCGCTGAGCAGCGTACTGGCAGCGCCTTTGTAGAGGTCGGCGGCAGCACCAGCAGCATTGCTCAAAGCCTGGCGGTTGCGTTGCACGTTCTGTTGGTAGCCTGCGAGCGGGTCGGGCTTGGCCGACGGCATCTGCGCAAGCGGGTTAGAGGCTGCGCGGGACGGCGTAGGGTTACGCGCAATCCCGGCAGGGAGTGTTGAGGTGTCATCCAGGCGCAGCGGTACACCGGTCGCGCGCCGCTTGGTTTGTTCCATGTTACCGATGTCGGTCAGGCCAACCATGAGCTGTCTCCAGAGAGGGTTTAGCTCGACCCTATGTGACTGGAATCTGGGCGCAAGAAACAAGAAACCCCGCACGGGGCGGGGCTTGGGGCTCACTGTAGCTGATCAGGCCGGCAACGGGTTTCGGTTCACCACGTAATTCTGCGGCTCCTCAATGGTGCTGCCGAGGTTGTGTACCAATCCCCGAAACGCCTCGAACTTGTTCCGGTACGTTCGAAATTCCCACCAGGCTGCCTCTACTGCGTAGCCATTGCGGCTCAGCTCAGACAGGATCATCTCGCAGAACGACGTGCGAGGGCTGCTCAAGTCCTCCAGGGTAACACTCAACGTCTCGTGATTTGCGTTAAAAGGCGTAAGCATTCCCGGTCGGCGGCAGGTAAGTACTTCCAGCGGGAAGTGGATATTCAGCGGCGGCTTCGGTGCTGCTGGTTTTTCCTTGCCAAGCCATTCACCCTCAATTGCGTAGGCGGCAATAAAGTTGCGCGCCCCATCCATCTGGTCAGACGGAATATCCTGCGCCGACACCACACTGAACGCCTTGTGCACCTGAGACCACACATGCTGCTTAGCCCGCTTGCGTGCCGGTGCCGGCAGATGGCGAACCTTGCCATCCAGAACAGCGGCCAAGCAATGAAATCCATCAGTGCCAATGGTCTGGCCGATCAAGGTACACATGGTGTTGCGGTGATCCTCGTAGCGTCCATGCTTGCGGATGGCTGGCAACACTTCTGCAGTCACCCACTTTTTGAACCGCTTGGCTTCGGCCTTGCGGCTGCGAAGGATTGCCGAGTAAAGGCCCGACTCATTGATGACAGTCATTTCCTGAGCGCCAGAGGGGGTACTCACAATCTGAGTACCCTTCTCATCGTCGTCCAAGTTGCGATTCATGTTGAACGCGTCGCGGTACTGCAGCGCGGACGAAACATCGGAAGCCACAAACCAAGGTTGATCGTCGATCAACAGGGTGCGCACCTCGCGCGCCTCAAACTTGAAGGGGATGACATTAGATACCGCTGTGCTATTCTTGCCCATGACGTTTTGATCCTTTGTAGTTTCGACGTTATCCAAAGCCCCTGGCGCTGCAACGCTGGGGGCTTTTTCTTTTCAGGCTGCCCGCTGCTTTACTGTATTAAGCAGCTCGACAAGCTGGGCATTCATTGAGCGATTCTGCTGTTTGGCTTGCTCTTTTAGCCAGTCCATCAGGTCGGTCGGGATTCGCACCTGGGTGCGGGTCACTTGCTTCACTTTGCGCCCTCCTTTTTAGTGACACGCAGTCACTATACGAACGGAATTATTTAGTGTCAACCTAGTGACATGAAAGAAGACCTATACCGCTCACAGTTCCGCTTTCCCTACAGCTTGTACGAGAAGCTAAAGGAGGCTGCTGAACAAAACCGTCGCTCTGTTAATGCAGAGCTTACCGCCCGACTTGAGCAGAGCTTCTCTGCCAGATCGCTTGATGAGGTTGAAACAGAGAGCGTCGTCCGCCTCCAGCAGGAGCTGACCAGGCTGCATATCAAGTCGGTCGGCTTATCGGCAGAAATGATCAAGCTTCGCCGTGAGGCAGAAGCGGACCCGGCCAAGGCTGACGAGCTCCAGGCCATTGCCATCGAGAAGGCCAGAGAAATCGGCGAAACCGAATACGAAAAACAGAAGATTGCCAGCGCCCTGTCAAACATGGGGTATAGCTGACACTAGGGCTCAAAAGGCAGGTTCATGGACGAGTTAACAGCTATCAACGGCAAACGGCCCCCAAGCTGGGACGAGATGGAGCAACACATCCAGGCCATAAAGAGCGGCCTTGAGCAATGGGAGCAGAGCTGCGCAATGCAACTGCCGAGCGAGCAGGACAAGCGCGAGTTTTTGGTCACTATCAGTATGCTCTATGAGCGCATTACGTCGCTGCAGAACTCTTACTACGACCTGATTGACGATGTGCTGAGGGGGCATGATATGCGTAAGTCGCGTCCCGACGCATTCCCCCTCGACCCTGCTTACGACAAAGCCATCCAGATCATGAAGTCTCTACCTGACGTCAAAAAGAAGTGGCTCAGACATAAAAAATAACGACATCAAGACACCGGCCCGCTGTAAAGCTCCGCCTGCAGCGAGCTCTGGGCGTTAGCGGCAGCGCTGGATGCTTCGGCAAATGCTGATGCGGCCTGCGCCAGGGCTCGGTTCTGGTTCGCCCGCACTTCGCCCTCCTGCAGTCTATTCTTGCTGGCGGCCACCTGCGCATCCGCCTTACCAGTGGCAGCTTTCAGGCGCAGTTCTTCAAAACCCAGCTCTACGTTGTAATAACTGGATAGCGCCGACGTGAGCGCGGAATAGGCCTGCGCCTTCGCCCTGGCAATGTCGGTGTTCTGCTTGAGCACGTCAGACCACTGGTTGTAGAAGTTGGCCAGCGTCTGCAACATGCTGGTTCTCAGCTGGCCTGCCAGCTGCGCAGCAAACTTCGCCAGCTCGACCTTGATTTCAGCGTCGCGGATCATCTGCGTTCGGTTCACCTCTGCGATGGCGTCGCTTGCCCGGATGTCGGCATTGTTCATCGCGGCAATGGCTGCCCCAGGCGGAGCATTAAAGCCGCGCAACGAATAGCCTGCCCGGATCTGGGCTTTCTCGCTGTCAGCTGCCCGATAGGCACGGTCCCGCGCCGCATGAATCACGCCCTCATGCACGTCGTTTGGCAGCCCGAAAGGCTCTGAGCCAGACAATATCCCATCCACCCATGCATCGGGCTGGCTGACAACAGCGCTTTGAAGGTTCGGAAAGAACTTGGCCAGCCACTTGTCTGTTTCAGCATCGAGAAACGCCCGCGCCGCGCCGCTGGCATCCGTTGCGAGCAGATCGCCAATTGACGGCGGCGGCTGAATATTCGGCTTGGTCGGCGAGTAGCTGAAATCAATCCTAGTCGACCCCGGCGAATAGCTACCAATGCGGTTTGCCAGCGACTGCGCACGACCAAGAGCATCCCCAGCAAACTCCTGTAGGAAGGACTGGCTCGATTCAATTCCCATAGAAACCTCCTGCAACCGTTACACGCAGTTCAGCTTGATGTGCCGCATCCGCGCATTGATAAAACATCACTCCCATATCACCAGCGACAGGGGAATATCAGCCCCGATAGGCGGCAGAGAGGCATCTTGGCTTTCCCCAACAAACAGGTATGCCAGTGAACCAGGCGCGACCTCCTGAATGCCGTAAAAGGTCATAGGCATCAACGTGTCATCGAGCAGAAGCAGCCCTCCGGAGTAGGTCAGCTGTTCTTCTGTGTCACTGGGCGCCAACAGGGCCAACTCAACGAATACGGAGCCCTCACTGGAGTATGCCGACAGCCCCAATACATCCAGTCCAGCCAGTGTTGGCGGAGTGAGCGTGCCAATCTCGCCACCCATCCCCATTGCCGGGCTAATGTAGGCCGGCGTTCCGCCGCCAGCATCGCCAGCATTCAGCACAGAGAGCATCCCTTCCGGCACATCAAGCTCCAGTTCAATCACTGCTGACTCAATGACTTCGCGGGCGCGTTGCAGGCCGGTCCAGAACCTTACTTCAGGGAGAGGCGGCGCCCAATAGTGTGCCTCCCAGGGCGATTCGCCAACATCGCCGACGGGAGACGGATGCCCAAGCACCTCTTCGCCACCCTCCCGATCCGGCGGTGCGACCACAGTGACACCCTCAACAATTTCGGCCGAGGCAGCAAATGAGGATTCTTGCCAGTAGCTGGCGTACTCGCCGGCATACCCAGTAAAGGTCTGATAGACGACGCCGTTCTTAACGAAAATAAGGCTCATACAGCAATCCACACATAGGCAGTTGTCAGCATAATGCTGGACTGCGGATAGGCCAGGGCGAACTCGGCGCCGCTATGCCCAGCGTTGTACTCCGATCCACCAGTCGGCTCGTACTGATACAGCTCCTGCCTTATGGTTATTTCATCGCCTGGCGAGAACGGGTCGCTTATCACAACTGCGTTCGCCACCTCGGTGTTGAGCACGCTGAACGACACCGCGTACTTCCCAGCATGCTCGCCCTCAATGAAGATGCCAACGCTTTCGATCGCCAGCTTGTCGGTGGCATAAGCCTCGCTCCAGGTTGTCACCCCCTTGGGGGACGGCAGTGTTGCAAGGTCCATATCCTGCGCGGCCACCAGCTGGTCCTCTGGCGCGTAGCTCAACAGCGTTCTCGCATCAGCAACCAGGGTGAGGCCAGGCGCAGCGCAGTATCGGATATTGCCGTTGGCGAGCGTGGCAACATGCCGGAGCGCCCCGCCATGCGGCGCATAAAACAGCCGGTTCGGGCCTGCCTGATCAATGGCATTGTTCCAAGTCCACATGCCATCAGAGTTTGCGGCCCCACCACCGCCAATGTCTGAGGTGGTGTAATCTATGCCCTCGTCTTCAAAATACAGCGGGTACGACTGAACATCCATATCCGGTAGCCGGTTAAGCACTTCGCCGGTTGTGAAGTCCGCTATCACCCTTTTGATCGGGCTGACCTGCTCACGCCACCCCTGCCATGTTTTTGCCCGCCCCACATAGAGTATTCGAGCGTAGTTTCGGCCTAAGAACGCCACAGCTGACCCTCCTTCGGTACATACAGACCATTGCCGGCATGCGCGCATCCACGGCCTGGGCCCACAGACTCATGCAGGGTTTCCCATGTCCACCCGCTATCAAAGCTGATCACCAGCTTGCCTTTCCCAGGGCGACCGCTTCGGGTGCCTTCGTTGTAACCACCAATCAATATCGCCTTTCCGTTGTCATCACGCTGAATCACACAGATGCGACTCCACATCACAGTGTCGCGCAATGGATTGGTGGGCCTTGACCACATACGGCCTCGCAGCTCGCAAACCCCGGTGTGGACGTTCACAGCCGCAAACTGCCCGGCATGACGCTCTTCTAGGCTCGGCGCAACAGGAAACCCGATCCAGCCCGCGCCAATATGCGCGGCCAGGCCACGCAATATCGGCTCAGCAAATGGCTGATCCTCTAGGTCGGTGCCTTGGTCAAAGTCCGACACGGTTTTCTCAATCGGCAGGCGCCATGCTGGGCGGGCTACGACTGATACGTCGCCGGCTTCTGATACCAGCGCCAGGCGGTTGCCATCCAAGAAGGGGTTGACCATGTACACAATCCCATCAACCTCATCACCCCCGACAAACCAGCACACGCTGCGGCCGGCATCATGCCCCAGCGGCAGCTCAACAATTTCGCCCGCGCGGGTAACCAGCAGTGTGTCGAAGTGCCACTCCTGATCATCAAGGACGGCGTGCGGCACGGTCATAACGCCGCCAAATGACTTGCATGGCCTGTTGAACCCGTTGGGCTGCCAGCGGACGATTACATCTGTATCGTCGAGATAAAAAGGTCTGCGCAATGGGTCGCTTGAGTTGCGCGGGTCGTAGATCAGTGGCGCCCCCAGCACCTCCGCGACATCGCTCCCATCATCGTCAACGAACGAGCGCATACGCATCACGCACAATGAGCGAGCGCCGCCAACGTCATACGGAGTAGATGGCGGCGTGGTCGCCCAGAAGCAGATGTTCCAGGTCAAGCCATCGACCGAACTCACAACATCGCCTTCAGCCCATGGCGCCGCGATCCCCTGCCCGACCGTATCACCCGGCATAGTGAAAAATGAGATGCCGTCGTAGGCTGGATCAGACCGGTCTATAGCTGAGGCAATGCGCAGGCCAGAAGGCAGGTGGCTCTGGAGCCATTCGCTGTCGATCTCCAAGCCTGGCCGTCCTGCAGTGTTGGCGGCGACGTTCGGCAACGCCTCCACATCCATCTCGTTCAGCGCCTGTGCATGCTGCAGATCGCAAACATCGAATGTGTAGACGGCCACCTTATCCACGTCTTCGGTTGTGAATGGGTAAAGGCTAGAAGTGTTCTGATCGGTAAAGGTCGGGCGATAGCCGGTTCGACCGAAAACGGCCAACGAGCCGTGCATTGTCATGCCGTGGTCGTCGTACTGATATGCTCCATAGCCCACGGACGACAACGCGACACCGCCGACCTTGGCGCGACGCAACGCCCGAAGCTCTGACGCCTCAGACTCCAAGGGTGGCGCGCCGGCAGATACCCAATGAAGTCGGTCCCGAGCTACTGCAACAAAGACACCTTGCAGCCCATGGCGGGGGTCACCCGCTTGCGGCTTGGACTGGTAGCCAAAAAAAGATCCCTCGTATCCATAGAACTCCTGCGCGCCTCTATCGCCAGCAACTGCATTGGGGCCGAATACGAACAAGCGCCCAATAGGGTCAATCACCGTCGCTTTGCGGTTCCCACCCACTCGACGCCCTTCCACAATATAGCCATCCAGTATTTCACGGCGCACGCCCACATTCAGCTGGATAGACAGAGCTAATGCCTTGGCTCGTCTCAGGAACCGCGCACCGCCGATTGAGTCACTTAGCAGCGGGCATCTCATCTTCCCGACCTCAAGCGGCGCTGGCTCACACCTATTTCAATCTCAACATTGTCCAGATCCGCATAGGCAGCATCGACCAGTTCCAGGCGCAACCGCCAGTGCCGGGCCGTTACGCCTTTGGCCGTGCGCGCGCGCCGCTCAACGCCATCGCCAACGGCCTTGTAGATAGCTTCCTTGCCGTCGTCGCCGGTCACTCGCAGATACACCTCGCCATCGGTGGCAATGCCTGCGTAAACACTGCTGATGCGCTTGCTGCGCGCCGTGCCAAAGTCCGAAGCACCAAAGTCGATCATCGCGTTGATGGTCTGGCCGTCGTCGCCCTCGGCACCCAGGCGATAAAGGCCCGCATCGGTAATGGCATAGGTTTCGCCTCCCATGCGGGCGAACTGCTTGAAGCCGAAGTTGCGGTATTCACTCAGGGCGCCTGTGACCGCGTTCACCGCGTACTGAAGCGCCTCGCGCCGGGCGTCTGCTGCACTACCGCTTATGCGCAGGCGCTCTTCGATAGCCATTTGCACGATGTACGACAGCGGCACATCGGCGTGAACGCCAACAAACTCCTCAATCTCAAAGTTGACGACAAGGAACACGTCAACGAACTCACCCACCTGCAACGACTCAGCCACGACAAAGAGCGCGCCGCCCTGCAGGATGATCTGGTCGTGAGCAACTACTACTCGCCCCGCGTCCATCATCCACGACGGCATGTATTGCCACCAGTTAGTGCCCTGGTAGCTGGTTGCAGCAGGCGCTACCCCGCCCATAACGAAGCGTTCCGAGCCTTTGCCTGCGCATCCAGCTGACCCGGCGCCCTGCATGCGGCGCAGCACCTTCAAGCGACCAACGCCGCTGCCGGCGGGGAATGCACCGAACCCTTGGGTGGGCAGCGCCTCTTCCCGATTAAGGCGCCCAAGCCCCCGCGCTGGCGGCAGCTCCCCGCGGCCAAACATCGGTTTAGCGGTAGCAGTCACGCCCATCATGCCCATACCGCCAGCGCCCAGGGCGCCATATCCGTAGGCATTGACGCCATTGGAGACGAGTCCGTCCCCGTCGACGTAAACAAAGCCTGTCAACTCAGCTGTCGCGTTAAAGATAGAGGTCGCGCCCACGGCATAGACCGCATGCGCGGATGCCTCTGACTTCACCTGCAAAGAACAGATGCCGCCTGTCAGCGTCAGGCCGTCCAGCTGAACCAGGGCCAGAGACTCAAGCGCCACCTCTGCCACGCCGCCTGCATCCTCGGCAAAAGCAGTCACAACGGATAGTGCAGCGGTGCCGCCTGTTTCGTGATACGCCCCGATAATAGGATCGTCCACAAAGTCGGCCACTGAGTAGAGGGTCACATCACCGTAGACCTTGCCTGCCGCGCGCACCGGGGAGTCATAAATGACAGCATCGTCAACAATCATCCGCACGCCGTCTTCGCGGCGGACCAGGCGAACAACAGCGCCCACTGGCTGCTCGGCAGCAACATCACGACCATACTCCACCGGAGTAATGCCCGACGGCCTGGCGACCAGTGCATGCGAGGCGTGGCCATAGCTATGGTCAAAGGCGCCATCTGACAGCCCGACAGACACGCCGTAAGAGGTCAGGTGCAGGCTCACCTGAAAGTAGCTGCCGACAGGAACCTGCTTTACACTCCGCGCGCCACCGTTCCACCCGTTATTTTCATGAATATCAATCCGGCCAGGGGTGCCGGGGATAGCCGCTCTCGCCGGGTAACAGACTTCAACCTCTTGGTAGGTCGGTATGCGGCTGGACGGCCTGGACATATCAACCATCCACCCGATCAGCTGCTGTACCGGCTGCCCGTCCTGGTCATAGCGAGTCTCGTAAACAGGCGTCACATTCCCGCCGCCAAAGTCCATATTGACGTCAGTACCTATCGCGGACACGAAAAACGGGCCACCACCCGACCTTCTTATATAGCCGGATAGCAGCAGTGTCATCTCGCAGAACGCTGGCCTCGCCGGAATGGCCGACACCGCCGGCACATAAGTGAGAACCGGCTGCTTTTGCAGTCGGTTAGCCATCCTCAGACGTACTCGATCAGGGCAATGGCGAAATACTCAAGAACGCGGGTCTCGCCCAGCTCAATGAGGGTCGTGCTGACGACAATATCCGCATCAGGCCCGCCGACCGTGGCTTGAACCCGCACCGACTCAGTTCCGGCTGAGCCAGTGTCGCCTGGCTTTTCGAGACGCATGAAAGCCATAGTCCCACCAGCGATAGCATCACCAGTCCAAATCTCGCTGAGCGACTTCTTTAGGGTCGCGCCTTCCGCGCTGGACTCAAAGGTCAGGTTGCCGCCTACGCTTGTCTTCAGCTCCAGCAGCAATGTGTTGCCAGACAACGCCGAATCAGAGGACGCCGGCACAGGCCCCGAGTAGAACCGAGCAACACACCCATCCAGAATGCTCTTGAGTGAACCGCTTACGGCCTGTTGCCGGCGCAGCTCGGTCGAAAATTTAAAAGCCATATCAAACACCTCGCACTTTGATCATCCCGGCAGGCATGGAAATGATGCCCCCTTCGACGACCGGGATCGGTACCGGCAACGCAGCAATGGCCAGGCACTCACCAGATGCACCGTCGCGAATCGTGTAATGGGTGGCGGTGTAGTCCGCGGCTGCAGAAGCCGCAGGGAACACCACGTCTGCGGCGCTCGCACCCTCCCAGTAAGCCCCCTGATCAGACGCAGCGAAGGTAACGGCCTGCCGCGCATAGTTGCCGTCCACAACCTCGTTGGCATCACCGGTGCCCGGGTTACCGGCGTGCAGCGCGATCACCCAACTGTTTGGGCGCGTGGCAACGGCGTCGCCGGTGTAGAAGTGTTTGATGTACTGCTCGCTGCCGTGCTTACTGGCTGCCATGTCAGGGCCCTCAGATCGAATCGACGGGAATGTAGGTCAGCGACGCGGCCGCCTCGGACGTTTGGCCAGCCTCCACCGATTTGGGTGAGGCAAAGCGCACACACGACAGGATTCGGCCGCTGCCGCTGCCCTTGGTGCTCTCCGAGACGAGAAACGCGCCCAGGATCGTGGCGTTCTGCTGGAAGGTGAACTGCGCCTTGTTGCCATCGTTGTGGTAGGCATCCGCGCCGTTGAAGGTGCGCGTCCATACAGGGCGTGTTGCTTGGGTGTAGCCGGCGAACTCACCCATATTGATCGGGATGTCAGTCGCCTTGGTCGAGTTGGTCGGCGAGTAGTTACCGGTGAACAGGCCGATGTAGAAGCTGCTGATCGGGGACATATCGCCAAACGGCGCCTGCAGCAGAAACGCCAGGCCTTCAGCCGGGATCAGATTGTGCTTCTGCTCGCGCTCAATGGGCTGGCCAGTAGTGTCAAGGATGCTGAAGTCCCAGACGAAGCCGTTGATGCCTACGCCTGCTTTCATTGGATAACCTCCAGGTCGATATGGTCAGCCGAGCGCAGGCCAGAGCCGCTGACCCCGCCTTGCATGGTGGTGACAACCATCTGGTTGCCGTTGTGCTCCAGCAGCCCAGCGGCGCCCCGTGGCGCGGTCAGGGGTGCATAGCTTTGTCGGTTGGGTAGCTCAACGCTTCCATCAGCACGGCCAATCACTTGGCCGTAGCGGCTGAACCAAGCCACAGCGCCGTCAGGTAACGTCAGCTCGGTACCGCCGATGCCTCCGAACTCCAGCACCGTGCGGCTGGTCATGTCGGGTCCGCCCAGCCCGGTGATGAAATAGGTCTTGTCCGCGCACACGAATACGCCACCCTCAACGCTGGCAATCAGGCTGATCGGTGCGGGGAATGGGATGTAGTCCGACTCGGGGTTGTGCAGATGCGGCCACATAGGGTGCGTGTGGTACAGAAACTTGCCCTGGGCGCCGACGATCAGCGCCTGATGGCTGATCAGGTGCTCGCAGAACGGCAGGCTGTAAAGCCCAGCCGTCTCAAGCCGCGCAGAATCATCGAGGATGCGGGGCGGGATTTTGTTGGTGCCATAGGCAATGCCTTGGTGATACAGCGTCAGGCCGTTGGGCGTGCTGCAGTACAGCCGGCAGTCGCGCGCATCGTCCACGTTGACCCGGATGGCCTCGCCCTCACCCACGCTGATAATCGCCGGCTGGCAGCCAGATTCAACGCCAGCCTCCACCGCGGTCACCGCCACCTTGTAGATGCCAGGGCGCATACTCCCCGCCTCCACACCTACGTCGAACGCCGGCGCAGGCACTGCCCAAGAGCGCCGGCTTTCGCCGATGCGCACGCTATCGGCCACGGTGTTCAGAAACAGCTCACCCGCATGCCAGACCGCAGCCACAGGGCCATCAGCAACGGCACCCAGCAGGGTCTCACCAACCGGCGTGACCTTGATCAGCTGGTCAGCAACAATCAGTGCCAGGGCATCACCGCCCATCTCAAACACCGCGCGCGTATCGGCCTCTTCGCGCACCGGCTCAAAGCCAGCCCGCAACTCAGCCTTGCCGCCAGCCGTAAAGTCGACATTGATCGCCTCAACAACGGCGCCTTCCGGCAGCCGCTCGGCCTTGGCAATGTTGTTGCTCCCGGTGAATTGGTTCTTGTTGATGATATCCATGCGTCACCAGCTCGATTTGATAAGACCAGCACCCGGTGCAGCGCGCGCGGTCTCAAGGTGCTCTTGGCACTCGCGCTCGAACTCAGCCAAGTAGTTGTCAGCCTTGGCGGGATCGAACAGCTCAGCATCGTGGACTCGGTAAGCGCGATGCTTCATGTACAGCAGCAGCGTTTCACGGGCGTGCGGTGGCACATCCGTGAGGCGCGATTCCAGCGTCAGCAAGCGAACAGGCCTGCGGATGACTTCTAGTTGCAGCACACAGTCGGTAGCCGCCGGCGGATACAGGCGCAGGTCGTGGCTATCAACCACCAAGAGCCGTGTCATGCCGGAAGTTGGCAAACAGGAGCGCGGGGTGCGCCCAGGGGGCTCAACTGCTAGATCGCGCTTGTTCGGCGGCGGAAAGGACGCTGAGACGATGTCGATGATGCTTGGGTGCCGAGGCACGCTGGTGTCCCCGGCTTTCAGCTCGGCACAGGTAAAGGGGCTGGTGCTGTCATAGACGCTGCGCGTTATCTCGCAGTAGCGGTCAACAGCCTGCCTGGCCCAGCGGACCAGCTGCGGATCACTCCAGAACGCATTGGGACCTGCCGCGTCCTTCTCGTCGTCCCGGAATGCTTCGACCAGCTCCTGTACGGTTTCCATCAGGCTTCTTCCGGGCCGTCGTCGTTTTCCAGCTCGTTAACGAACTCACCCCAAGCCTTGTTGAACTGGGTAGTGGTGACGTTGAAACCGACGATTTCGGACAGGACCTCAACCTTTGGGCGGTCATCACCCTGCAGCTGCTCCTTGTCGTCCTTCTCAACCACGGTGCGGATTGCGTCGACGATAAGAGACTGCTTGGTCGTCTTCTTCCCTTGGTCGGAAGTCTTATTCTCGTCGATACCCACGATGCCGCAGCCCAGCGCGACCGCTTCACGGCGGAAGCGATCAGGAATGCAGGTGCCACGCTCACCATCGACCGGCGAGACGGCGTGGACTCGGCAGGCGTGGCCGCTGGTCAGTGCAATATGGGTGCCCTCTGCCTCGTCTCCACGAGCAGGCAAAAAGCGCGGTGCGTTGGTGTTACTCATGATGAATGCCCCTGTGTTGGGAAAAGGAAGGGACCAGCACCAGCCGGCCCCCTACCAGATCAGCCCTGCGTCCACTCGGACTTGTTGGCCTCGATGTACTCGATCACCAACAGCAGTTCGCCTTCCGTGGCGGCTGCGCCGGTACTCGCGTAGGTGACGATTACATCGCCCTTCTCGGGCATGACGTAACCAGTCGGCACCAGAGGCTTACTGCCCGCGGCACTGACATCCAACGGGGTGCCGCTGTAGCGGTCGTCGTCGTCAGCATCGCCAACCTTCAGCGTGGCGGTCGTCTCAGCATCGAACGCGGTGGTCACCAAGGCGCTACCACCAACGACGATGGCGCCGGCCGGCAGCTCAATAGCTGCTTGCACGGCACCGTCGCTGAAAGCAGACAGCGCAATAGCGATGTGGGCCATGGCCAGACCCTGGCGGTTGTAGTTCTTCTGGATCATGTTGGTATCTCCTGTGGTACCCGGCTCTAGAAGCCCAGGTAGTGGTCGATAGCCAGCACGCCGAAGTCCTCAACCGAACGATCATAGATGCTGTAAAACTTGGGCTTGAGGAAGCCCAGCATCTTGTCGATCGAGATACCCGGTTTGCTGTCGTAGTCGAATTTTTTCTCGACCCACTCGGGCGTGCCCAGGTCAGCCATGCCCAGCGCCTGCGCGCCACACAGCAGAGTGCGGGTGCCATTAACGTCGCCAGCAGCGCCCCACTTCTCGCCATCAGCAGCGCCAGCAGTGTTGAACACCAGGCGGTGCTCGTGAATGACAGCGCCGTCGATGGTGACGGTACCGCCGGTGAACCACGGGCTTTTTGCGCCATCCTTCTGTGCCAGAGCTACGACTGCACGCTGGTAGTCGGGGTCTTTCTTCAGCTGAGCCAAAGTCCCCGGCTGCAGCAGGATGACGTAGTACTCTTTGCCGCCCGCCATCAGCGGCTTGATGTAGTGGGTCTTCGCGTAAGCGACGATGTCCACGATCATCTTGTAGTTGGCCACGAAGGCCACAGTGATCGCAGTGGTGTCACCAGGGATCAGAGAGGAGCCGTTCCACGAACGATGACGCTTGGACGAGGGGGCAGACACGTCGGCGGCAAAAGACAAGTTCGGGAACGGCGAACCGGTACGGGGGCGGCCATCGTTGTGATAAGCGTAGGACACACCCGACAGAGTAAGCATCGCCAGCTGGTCACAGCGATTGCTGAGCCAGTAGGACAGACGGCTTTTGGCCATTTCGCGGAAGCTGATAACAGTCTTCTGCTCGGCCATCTTGCCCTTGGATTTAACCTGGTGGCTGATCAGGTCGATGTTGATGACCTGCGCATAGGACATCATCTCTTCCTCGTTGCCCTCCCGCTGGTCGTCGCCTACGACGCCGTCCTCCACGAGATCAGCAACAAGGTGCATGATGACCTGCTCACCCTTCTCAGTTTTGGTGAGTTCGGTGATGCGCTGGATCATGGCGCCGTCGCCTTTGCCCAGGAATTTCTTGATGAACATCCCGTCGCGGGCGGCTTGCCATACGTCACGCGACCAGACGATCTTCTGCTTCGGCGTCAGCCGTGCAAAGTTGGTAACAGCCATTGCTGTTCTCCTTCGTCAGTTAATTTCGATGCGTGGGATGTGTCGCCACCCGAGCGAATACGGACGTTATTGCGTGTCCGGGACGCTGCAGCTTTACGCCCTGCGCGGCGAGGAACGCTGTGACTCAGCGAGCGAGCACCATGCGGTGCGGTGGTTAAGCAGGTGGCCCGAAGGCCACCCAGGCGCGGCAGCTACGCGCCGCCGACAGGTTGCAGTTGATGTGACTGAAACGCGGTGTCAAGAAACAAAATCGCCTCGCTCCTTGCGCTTGACGGACTCCGGCAGGTTCTCGAACTCTTCTTCGGTCAGGTTCTCCCAATCGATGTCAGAGGCACGCTCACCCAGGCCGCCATCGCGCGGCGGGATCTTCCGGGAGCGCTCGTCATTGCGGCGTAGCTGCTCGGTCGTCGGCTTGGCATCGGGCTTCAGCTTCTTGCCGGCCGGCTTGGCATCGCTATCGCCTGCATCGTCCTTGGAAGCGGTGCCACGACCGGCCACCTTGTCCGCTGCCTTGGTGATCGCCTCGCCGGGGCTCATGCCTTTCTGATGGATGTAGAAGTTGCGCAGTGCGACGACCTCCTCCAGCAGTTCCGGATCATGGCCTTCGACCTCCGGGTTCAGCAGCGGGTATTTGGTCATTGCTGCAGTTGCCGCAGCTTGCACCTCAGTCTGGATGCGCTTCGCTTCATCCGCCGCCTGGCGAGATTCGAACAGCTGCTGAGCCTTCGCCTCTGCGCGGCGCTCAAACTCGGCAGCTTTGGCCGCTTCAATCTCGTCTTCCAACTGCTCGGCCCGCTCTTCGTTGCCCTCGTACAAGGCGTCACGCAGCTCCTTGCGCTTGGCCTTGAAGTCGAACGCCGGCGGCTGTTCCTCGTCCTTGTCCTGTTGGGCGTCAGCATCCTTCGGAACACGGCCCCTGGTGCGAGCCAGCTCTTCCTCAAGCTGCAGGCGCTCTGCCCGCTCCTTCTTCAGCGCTTCGTTGACCTCGTTGAACCGGGCATGCGGGATCATGGACGGCTTCCTGTCACCACCCTCGCCAGCCAGATCGGCCAAGTCGTCAGCGTCGAAGTCATCCGCATCAGCATCAGCGTCGGCGTCACCGTCGGCGTCTTCACCGGGCAGATCGTCATCGTCGTCAGGCAGGTCAGGGTCTACTTCGTCGCCCCGATCTTCGTCCTCTTCCGGGTCGAACTCGTCGTCATCGTCAAGTTCTTCCTCCTCCTCTTCCTCCTCCTCGATGTCTAATGCATCCAGCAGCAGGGTTTCCAGCTCTTCAGCGATCATCTCTTGGGTTTTCTTGCTCATGGGTCTGCCCCCTCGGTTGTGATTTACTGCTTGGTCAAGGCCTGCATGTCGGCCATCTTTTGCTTCGCCAGTGCGCGGACCTTCGCCATACGCTTGGCGTCCTTCTGGATCTTCTTGGCCTCCAGCAACGTGCGCAGATCGTCCTGTGCGCGCCACTCGTCTTCTTCCTTCAGTGCTGCGGCCTTCACCTTGTTTGCGCTCATTGCATGGCTCCGTCTGTTTCAGGTGTGCGGATACCCCGAGTCACGCCGACGGCAGGGTTAGCGGGCGTGAGCGGGTCGGTATTGGTGGGTACTGATCCGGCTGCAGGGGCGAACTCAGCGGTAGCCCCATAGCTATCAACGACTGGTGCGCCGTTCTTGTCCTCGAAGCCAGCAGAGGCAAGCATCTCGTCAGCCAGTGGCGCGACTGCGGGGTTCTGCGCGACTACCCCGGCCGCCTGCATTGCGCTGTATAGCGCCTCGACGGCTTTGTTGACGGCTTCGCTCGCGGTCTTGTCCTTCTTCGAGGCTTCGGTCAGGGTCTGCGCGCGCAGCAGCATTACCTTCGCTTCCAGCAGTGGGTCCGGCTTCTCCTGAGCCTGGCGCTCCATGGCGTCGATCATTTCCTGCTTGTGCGCCAAGTTGGAGTAGCGCAGCACGAACGGCCAGGGGATCGGTGCGCCCTTCTCCATCATCTCCATGACTTGGACAAACTGGCTGTTCTCGAAGGTGATCTGCATCGGCTGCTCGGTGACCACCACGTCGTACTCACCCAGCGTCAGGTTGTTGAATATGCCGCTGCCGTCCTCAAACGGCATGTTGACCGGTAGCGACTGCGTGATGGGTCGGCCACGGTCATCTGTCTCGGTGATACGCAGAATGCGTGGCTCGTCGTAGAACGACTGGATGATTTCCAGCATGCGGCCGGCCAGCAGGTGCCGGGTGCGTGCCAAGTTGTCGAGCGGGACGGACAGCTGCTGCTGCGCTGCAAACTGGCGGGACTGGATGGCAATGCCGGACGTTTCCGGGCCGCGCTGCCCCATCATCGCCTCGTTGATGCCGGTAGCCTGCTCCAGCAGCATTGCGCTGCGATCGACAATGCGGTCGAGCCCCTGCGGGATCTGGTTCGGCTGGATCTTGCGCGGCATCTGCTCTTGCGGCGTCTTGGCCTTCATCTCGATGTGAAGGCCGCTCTCCGCGCCGCGCTCTTCCAGCTCGTCAGGTCGCATGTTGTTGATGGTGCCTGCCCAGGTGATCCACCCGGAGTTGGCCGTAGTGTTGATGGTGTGCAGGTACTGGCTGAGCGACTTGTTCAGCATCTGCTGCGGGCCAACCGCGTTATCCACCAGGCCCCGGGTAAGTCCGCGCCGGAAGAACGGGAAGAACGGCACGATCGTGAAGTGGTTGAAGGGTGACCAGTCGTCATGCAGGATGTGATTCATCGTGGACACAGTCCAGCGCACACGGCGGATGCGGCGCTTGGTACGAAAGCCACCAGCAGCGATGATGTCGGCAATGCGTTGCTCTGGCATGCCCTCGACCGGGCGGATGTCACCAGTGTCAGTGACAATGCACTCTGCCCGCTCCATGCGCCAATACTGACGGTCGACCACGCGAACGCGCTTGCAGCCATCCCCGACGGTCATCTCGCCCAGGCGGTCTACCCCGATATTGGTGCTGTCGCCAAAGCGGTTTCGCTCCTCGTCATCGAAGTCGTCGCCGAAGTCCTCTTCGTCAGGTGCCTCTACTTCCAGCTTGGCGCGGGCTTCCTCGCCATAGTTGGCCTCGATTTCGTCGTAGGTCATCCAGCGCAGGACAACGACATCAGACCAGCTGTCCGGGTCGTAGCTCTTGGCATCTGGGTCCGGGATAACGTCCATCGGGTCCAGCGCTTCAACGCTAATCTCGCCCAGCAATGAGTCTTCGTAATCGACCTTGATTTCAAAGTACCCGCGCTGCTGGATCAGCCCGTCGGCGTAGACCTGCGTTTCCTTCCAGTGCAGATCCACGTTGTCACCCACCTGCATCGCTACCTTCGACAGAGTGCCAGCCACGTCATCAGTGGCCTGGCCGTTGCGCGGCTTGAATGCGATGTCCATGCGATTGGCGATCTGGTAGCCCAGAGCCGCGTTCACCTTCGGCAGAATCTGGTTGAACTCGAAGCACGGCTTGCCCGCTTCGAGAAGTGCCTGGCGGTCTTCTTCGCTCCACTGAAGGCCGCCGCCGAGGTACATACCCTCATTCACTCGGGCAATCTTGCAGAACTCACGGTGCCCCCGCTCTCGGCCGTACTCGTAGCGGTGCCAGTTGCGACGTGCAACCGCTCGCTCGTCCCTCTCCATGCTCTCGGTCTTGTCGGTTTCGTCTGTCATGTCAGGCACTCATGGCTGATTTGCGGCGCCGGCTGCGCAGCAGCTTCTCGCGCCAGCTCTCGGTGTGTACGTCGTCTGCGGCCACAGGCTCGGCAAAGGTCAGGGCCAAGGCGTCGCCGTCGTCTGGTGAGCGCCCAAGCTCTTTCTTGATCTTTTCCTTCTCGATCAGCTTCAACTGGCCGTTGGAGCTGTACTTGTCACGGCTGGCGGACGTGAGGTCGCCGTGCAGCTGGTCGTCATCTGGAATGCTCGGAGTGATGTCATCCTCGACCCACTCGGCCATCTCGCCCCACATCTCCGCGCGCTTGTTGAAATACTTGCGGTCGTCGTTGGCTCTTGCGCCAAAGTTCACCGCGGTCACCCGCTCGCCATAGCCCAACTCGACAAGGCGGTCGTAGATGCCGGCACCGATGCCACCGATGTCGATGAACATCATGCGAATGGTCTGGTCGTCCTCCAGCATCCGAGCAGCGTGGCCAGCGACCGCCATGGTGTCGCGGATGTCGATGCGCTCGATTCCCCATGCAACACGGCCCTGGCGGTGAATGAACGTCGAGGTGTCGCCGCCGCGCGCAGGGTCGAGCCCGACAACGTGCGCGCCGATGCGGCGCATGTGCGCTTGGTTCTTCTTGCGGGCTTTCTGGACCTTGAGGGTGTTGATCAGCGCCTTGTGGCCGACCTTGAGGAACGCCATATCGGGCGTGGCTGGGTACTCTTGGTTGAACCAGTCCACGTCGCCGGTAAAGTCGGTGTCGATCTTCGCCTGCCGCCAGGCCATCTGTTCCATGTCGAGGTCAAAGGCCTCCATGTACTCGATGTCCTCGTCACTCAGCTCGAAGTCGGCAGGAACCTCGCGGCGATAGCCTTTCTCGATGAACCACGGGATGAACACCGACATGTAGTCGGACTTGCCGGCCACCGCCATCACCCACATCGAATGGAACTTGTTGCCGAGCCCGTTGGCGGTCGTCTCCATGATCGCCTCGGTACCCAGCTCCAGCGGTAGCGTCTGCCCAAGGCCGGCCATGATCTTCTCAGCGTTCGGCCAGAATGCGACCTCTGACCCATGGAACAGCTGAACGGTGTCGGACCGGCCGGCGTTCTTCGACCCTGCGGTGGCCACCCGGTAGTCGCTGCGAAGGCCGCCGAACGCGAGACTGGTGGCGCTGTCGTTCTTAGACTTGGGCTTGAGCGTCGCGTCCCCCAGCTCGTGGTACGTCTTCACCATGCCAAACAGGTTCTGCGTGGCCGCGTCCATGTGCGTGATGATCTGGCAACGTATGCCGAAGCTGGTGGTCACTCGTTTGTAGAAGCGCGCCGCAACGTAGGTAGAACACCCCTGCTGTCGGCCTTTCAGTACCAGGGCGCGCACCCACCCCTTCTCGGCCTTCTGCCGCTCCAGAGCTGTGTGCAGGATGCGCTGCGTGTCGTTCCACTCGAAGGCGACGATAGCGCCCGACTTCGTGCGGATCTTGAGGTTAATGCGGCAGTAAAGCTCGTCGTCGCTCAGCACCTGCGCCAGCATCTGATCAGCTGTGCTCATGCTGTCACCCGCGCACGCCAAAGCACCGGGCTGGCCGGTGGCTGGTCATCGATAAGGTGAAAGTGCGTCATGGCGGCCCATCGCTGAATTGATGGGCATGACGCTATGTGACTGAATTAGGGGTGCAAGGCTGAGCTGTGCTATAAACCTGAGCAGACATGGGAGGCGCACGTAATGGAATTCGAAACCAAGCACGAGCTACTTCAATGGCTCAGCGAGTTAGGTAAGTGCACAATTTTGGCGTTCAGCTTAATGAGTTCCGGCGCAAACCTTCATTCAAATATGCCCATGACACCAGAGCAAATGGGTTACACCCTAAATAGACAGGAGCTAGACGTAGGCGAAGGTCCGTATAGAGTGCGGGTTTCGACCCAAGCGAACGATGACCAGCTCAACATACAGCTTTCATTGCAAAATAAGATGGTGCTGTTTTGGGGCGACATGAGATACGCATCCTCTGGCGAGCCAATGGGAGGCTACCCGGAATTACTGGAAGAGCTCTCAGGCTTTGATTATGTATCACGAGAGACTCGAAAAGGCCGTGTCAGTACCGGCTGCTTTATCGTCCCGATACCCAGCGACCCCGTGCTGCTCAGTATTCTGCAGCGGGTTGCTGCCACTCATGCAATCACATGGATTGTCGAAGACGGCTCTGGCTACATTCACCCAGGCAACACATTCTTTGGCAATGGCAGTCAGCCAAGCTCTTGGCGCAAGGCGTAGTTTTATTCTTTGGACATCAGCCGCTTCAACCGCTCCTCATAAGTCTCTTCGGCGTTCGTCTCGTCCAGGTTGTAGGCCTGCCGCTCCAGCGGTATCAGGTTCTTCATGGCTGCGGACAAGTCTCTAACTACACCGGCATGAGTAGGCAGGCTCACGGCCTTCAGCATACTCGTGCGCCGGCGAGTAGATTCGTCGTCCTTGGTCTCTTCGTGAATTGCCTCTTCGAGCTCTTCACGCCTGGATGCAGCGTCAAGCAACTGCGCCATAAGCATTTCAGCCATGCGGGATGCCGCTCGTATGTCAGCTCGGTGAGCTCGCACTACAGAAACACCGGTTGCGGCAACGCTATCAACGACTTCGTCGTCATTCGCGTTGGGGTCTCGCACCTCGTCTCGCACCAGCTTTTCTCGTACCCGCTTCCGAACATCCGAGGCCAGGTCTTTTTGCCACCCCTCCTTCTTGGCGCGCTTCCGGATTGCAGACTCAGATACGCCGAACTTCTTGCCAAGCATCACATTCGATAGCTGTCCGGCACGGTACTCCTTCTTGATCTGCTCCCAGTCAGGTTCAGTCGCCACTGCCGCGCCCCCTTTCCATCAGGGCTTTCCAGATGTTCTGAGTCATGGCACCACCTTCATCGAAGCCTTACGGGCCTTGATCATCATGCCCCGCTGCTCGTTGATGATCAGGGCCATGATGTTCAGGCTCTCGGCCACAATCTCGTGCATCACGTTCCATGGCGCATTGGCCTTCCCGGTGTTCACCACCTCGTCCGTACCATCAGGCCGGGTGACCAGAATGCTGACCGGCCAGCGCGGGAGCCGGCCACCAACGCCCTTCTCGGGCTTGGACATGACCAAGCGGAACGTACCCAACACGTCCGCATCCTCTTCGTGGATGGTCAGCTGCTTTGCCGTGAAGACTTCCGGCACGCTGGCGTCCCGGTACTTCTCGGCGATCTGTTCGATTTGCTCGGGAGTCATTGGGCACCCCGCTTCATCCGCGCCAGCTCGATACCTAGGCGGCGATCGGCTTCAGCCTGGGCCGCTCGCCGTGTTCGCCACAGGTCGGTCTGGCTTACTGCATACACGGCAATCAGCGGGTGCATGCGATACGGATGCGCGGTACCCGGTTCCGGCTGGGGTTCGCGCTTGCTGGCCACCAGGTACTCGGCAACCCCGTAATGGTTCACCATCTGTCCCGGTACCCGGGTGACGATGAACAGTGTGGTGCCGGCGCGGATTTCCTCTGGCCGGTAGGTCTTGCGCTTCGACATGGTCTGCCCCCTTGTCGGTTATTGGTCACCCGGCATGGCCAGGCATACTGTCCTCACGTAATCCTGCAGCCCGGCCAATGCCAGCTCGGTGTCTGTCAGTTGGCGTCTGAGGGCGTGATAAGTTGATCGAGCAGCGGGATCGAGCTCGGCTGCGCTTTCATCAGTGCTGCGGGCGGTGCTGGCGGTAGTGGGCACTCCTGCTGGACATACCGCACTGACTCGCAACCGCTTAGCGCCAGCATCAACGTCAACGCGAAGACTCTCGTTCTGTTCTTGAGCATCAGCTTGTCCCTCGGTATGGTTCTGATCTATCCGGCCAACCTCGGAATACAGCTGTCGTTGGAGGCGCAGGGTGTTACGCAGGCTTTCAACGCGCGCTTGGCTTTGTTCGAGCCCCTTTGTGAGCTCACCGAGCTTCTCGGTGTTTTGGGAGTACTGCCACCAAAGCAAGCCAGTAGCGATAGCCAGGCCGGCGACGAGCGATAGCAACAGCCGATTCACTGCTCCAGCCCCTGCAGGCACAACTCCCGCTCAGCGGCTCGCCGACGCACCAATCCGGTCAGTTGCCTACCACCCGCATATACCCAGCGAGGTAACTCGTTGCAGGCGCCAACCAGATCCCCTGCCTTGGCTTTTCTCAGCAGGGTCGAACTGTTGAAGTTGCCGGCACCTGCGTTAAACACGAACGAGCCCAAAGCGGCCCGCGTCAGCGGAGGTAGGTTTGGTAGCTGGCTGTCTACTGCTGCAAGCGCCTCCCCCAGGTCCTGCGCCAGCAGTTGCTCGCACTCTTCCGCTGTGCGCTGCTGCCCAATTTCGGCAGTTGCGGTGTGTCCGTAGCAGACGGTTGGAATGCCAACCGGGTCGGCATACCCGATCAGCTCCCGGCCCTCGAAATAACCAACCAGAGCAACGGCAGCAGAAACCGATGCTGCCGCGACCGACTTCTGGACGATGTTCACGACTTCCGCCACTCCTTGAACATGGCCCGGTACTTCGGGACCAGCAACAGGATCTGCAGCACCATGTAGGCAGCCGTAAGCATGTAGGCGACATCAGACCAGTTGATCACCCCCGTAGCCCCGGTTGCGGCGACCCCAATGGCCGGAGCGGCCTTAACTGCGGCAACGGCCACATCATTCGCTACCTGCTGACTCATATTTTTCTCCACAGCCGTGCCCTCAAGTGATGGAGAAAACGCTATGTGACTGAATCACCCTTGCAAGCCAGAACCAGTCACATCCACTGAAAAGCCTCTGCCTAAACCAACCGACCAAGGGGCAATCCACATGGCAAACATCGACACAATCAGCGACGAGACATTCATGCAGGTCACCGAGGCCATGGGCCTTGCTGGCGAAGTGATGGAGCAGCACCAGACCGAAACCCTGCTGGTCGTCACCCTCTGCGAAGAAGGCAATAACGCCATCCTGGGCGGCGACACCTCTCCGGAAGCACTCGAAAAGCTGCAAAACATGCTGGATGAGCTGCTGGAGCGCGCGGGTACCGACGATGACGGCGAAGTCCTGCACATCCGCGGCAGCTAACCCATACTCCAACGCTGCATGTAGGTGTTGTGCTTCATCCCCGGCTGCAGGGCGTCGCGCCAGTTATCGCCCCGCAGCCGGCGCATCTTCACCGTCTGCCATTTCAGGCCGCGCTCAGTTGCCCACACAAGCGCCGGCTTTGTTACTCCATCCAGCGTTACTTCCGTAGCGCCCGCGCAGGTAGTCGATCGCCGCGGCGGTCGTGGAATGTGGTCGAAATACAACTCGATCTGCATACCCTTGCGCTCCTCTGGGGCCGACTCGTTCGGCCGTTTCCGTTTCAGCGGTACAAAGTGCAGGTCAAAGCCAAGCTGCTGCATGGATTTACCTGTCGTCCCTGGTCAGCTCGTGCCAGACCCACTCAGCGGCACGACACGAACGCGGACGCCAGGCGTCTCGCCGTAACGCTTACGCTGGTGACCATCGACGGCCTGAACGTCGTCCTTCCAAACGATCCCGTTGATACCGTCGTAAATGGCCTTGATGACGTTGTCTTTGTCCGGCTTGGTGGTCGGGAATATCTCGCCGGCCAGCGCCAGGGATTTCCGCTTTTTCGACCACGATTGAGGTATCTGGACGGTTATATCCATCTCGACCATTACCGGGCCGGTGATCAGCGCTCTGCCCTGCATCGCCTGCTGCGCGGCCATGGCCACCAGTCCTTCGTAGTTCACCGTCTTCTCTGGCGTGAACAAACGGGCATGCGCGCCGATCTTGCCAACGCGTGGCCTTCCCTTTCCGACCGGTTGCCCCGGCACAACAAACGTCACAGCTCGCATCTGGTTACTCCTCTGGTATCGGGAAGCGAAGCAAGAATGCCCGGCACTGGATCTGGCAAAACAAACCCCTTGGCGGCCAGAATCTCAGCGCACTGGCGCAGCAGCTCCAGCTGGGCCCCATAGCGCTGTTCGAATCGGAACTTGTTGATGTGCACGGCAATGACGTTACCGCCGGTGCCCTGGTGATGCGGCGCACAGAGCGGAAGCACCAGCCAATGGGCGTCCGGCTTGGTGCGGCCTTCGATGTGGTGGACCGAGCACCAGTTGTTCAGCCGGTCGTCTGCGCGGCATGCGATGCAGCCAACGTGATCACACAGCAGCGACCAATAGGCCTGTTGAGCCTTGGTGACAGGGGCGCCCTTCACACGGCCTCCGGCATGAACTTGGCCATCTCGGCAATCTGGTCCTGATTCATGGTCGGCCAGTACCGGTCGCTGATGTGCTGGCAGATACCTTTCCAGAGCGCCTGAAACTCGCCCTCGTCCATCTCGTCATAGGCGATGGTCTTTGCGACGTTGACCTGGATGGTGCCGATGCCAGGCAATACTATGTCCTGCACCTCACAGCACACGCCCGACTCACGCTGCAGACGCTTGATGACCTCGTGGCAGTCCACGCCGGTGAACTCCTCGATGTGATCCGCAGCCAGCGCGCCCAAGGAATGCACCATGCGGTGAAACCCTGAATTACGCGGCTTCTTCAGGTCCGCCCGCAGCTCATTGCCGACGCAGTAACCACGCTCTCGCATGATCCGCTGGTCAATCCGGTGTCTTGGCACCAGCGCGCCGACCTCCTCGCCAGTCGCGGGATCAACCAGCCGCCGGACCTGGAAATACACGGGCCGGCTTGGCTTCTTCGCGCGCTTCGGCTTAGTGGCTTGCATGGCTATCACGCTTGATACCAAGGGCCGCTAGCATCGCGGCGCGTGCTGCAGCAGGGTCGGACGGCACGCCTTGTTGCTCAATGCGCTGGCGAAGCAGCTGCTCGTGGTACTCGTTCGACAGCTCTGCCGGTGACTTCTGGCTGTCGTGACCAATCCCGGCCAGTACCTCGCCGGCCAATGGCTCGCCTTTGCGCAGACGCTGGCAGACAATCGAGAAGTTGCGATCAAACTGCTGCTGCAGATGGCGATCGCACAACCGAGCCTTGCGCAGCTCGAACGTGCCGGTCAGCTCTGCGGCCACCTTGACCGTTTCGTGTGTGTAGTTCCCGCTCAAGGCCTGAGCCCACGCCTCAACGGCAGACGGCAGCCCGGGAATGTGCAGGCACATGCGGCGGAACTCCGGCGCTGATGGCGGCCACTCCAGTCCACGCTCAACCAACACGTTCAGCCCGTTGGCAATCTCCCGGCCGTTCAGGCCGCCCAACACAGTCGACCACGCATGATCCTGGTCAGGGCAATCGCCGACACTCGCCGTCCAGCGTGTTCCATACATCTCCGTCATCTTCAGCCAGAGCTTGTCCAGCAGAGTCTGCGCCAGCTTCTGCTGCTTGTCGGTTGGCGATGTTCCGTTTGACGCGGTCGACGGCTGAGCTAGCGCCTTTTTTGCCAGTGCGCTGCCCTGCTGCGGGCTTGGAGGTTTGAGATTGGCCATTGCGATAGTTCTCCTTCAGGCGTTGAGCCAGTGCGTGCTCCCACTTCGCCTGCGTGCGGTGCTCGTCAGGTGACGCGGTCCAGAAGGACCGGAACTCAAGCAGAACATCTGCATCGAGCGTCACGTTGGTCAGGCCGTTCATGTGCAAAACGGCCTTGAACGTTTTGGGATCCGGCTGCCACTCCGGGTGCATGGCAAATCGCTTCGGCGCGCGCCCTGATGGTGGTGGTGTAGTTCCGGTATCCGGAGGTAGGTTGCTGATCGGGAAGTCGGCTGATTCTGATCCGGTTGCTGATCGGTCGTCCGAATGGCTGAAACCCGCGCCATTGCTGGTGTCGTCTTGGTTGGTGATCGGTTGCTGATCTGGTTGCTGATCTGGTTGCTCATTGGTTGCTGATGGTTTGGACGCACGGTCCCTACTGGCGAGCGGCAGCTCGTAAACCATTGGCCCAACAGGCACCATGATTCCCTTGGCGATCAGCCTGGAAAGCAACGAACGCACGTGCTGGCGGGTGGGTGAGCCTGATTTGTGTCGCCCTCTCAACGGCTCTATGTACAGCGTCTCAGAAAGCATCTGCTCGCTGATTCGCCGCTCAAGGCCTGACACGCCCGTTCGGTAGTTCATGTACCGACGTATGGCGCAGTAGACGCGGAATAGGTCTGAGCTCTCCCCATAGAAAGCCCCCCACTCTTCGTCGTTGATCTGGAATGACGGCATCTCAAGCCTGCCGCTGATGGGCCACGATCACGGCGTCGACTTCTGCGTGCCGAGCCGCCAGGTGCTTTGCATGAACCGCTCGAATCTCCGCCGCCTCGACCTCGTCAATCTCGCCGTCAGCCAGAGCCTTACGAATCAACAGATCCACGGTGCCGCGCGCCGTGCTCGTAGCAAACGAAAGGTCGTACAGATCGGCGTGCGTTACTTCAGCATCCGGCAACGGCACGAAGACGCCGCCGTACAGCGCGCAGATATAGTCCGGCAGGTGGGTTGTTCCCTCCTCCCGCTCCAGCACGCTGATTTCAGTGTCATCCAACGGCTTGACGCCGGCAGTTCCATAAATCTGGTTTTCCAACCGTTTGAGTGGTATTCCCAGCCGAGCTGCAGCGCACTCCCGTCCACCCTGATAACCGTTGGCGACCGCAATCATCACCGCACGACGGCTATCTAGAATCGGTGTTTTCATCGTCTAGTTTTCCCCTGGTGCCGTACCCGGCACCATGTAATCGTGGTCAGGCGGCTACCAGTTCGGGCCAGATAACAGCCCAGTCATCAGGACGAAGTTGTTTGCGGGTGACTTGACCGCCGGTGACGCTCTCAAGACGTGATGCAAGCTCAGCCGATGCTGTCTTGTTGCCGTAGGCGACCTGAAGCAAATAGCCGCGAGTGGTTTTGGTTCTGTCGATCTGCTCTTGGGTGGCCGTTTTGACCCACTTCAGCAGCGATTCTTGTCTGGTGCTCATGGGGTTCCTCCGTCATGCACCCTTTGATTATTACCGCACGGTAATCGAGTTGCAATACCGAATGGTCATTTACCAATCAGTAATGGAGGGCGAATATTGCGACATGGAAATTCGCGACATTCGCAGAGCCAACCTAAAAGCACTGATGGATCATTACTTCGAGCCTGGAAGTCGTGGTCAGCAATCGCGTTTCGGTGAACTGCTCGGCAAGCCACAGAACCTGATTTCTCGCCTGTTGATGGATCCTGAAAAGAAAGGCTCCAAAACCGTTGGCGAGGATTTGGCTCGAGACATCGAAACGTCTCTAGGGCTTGACCGCTATGCGATCGACGACCCGGAACTACCTAGGAGGTTGGCTGGACTTGTAACCAAGGAAAAGGAGAGCAACGTGATCGCTGCTGATTTCTCCAGCAAGAAGACAGGGATGGTCGACATTCCACGACTCAACGTGGCCGGCTCAATGGGTAGTGGTTTGACCCGGCCAGAAGACTATGAAGATGTAATAGATCGGATGCGCGTCAGCACTGGCTGGCTGCGGCGCAACGTCAACGCCACCGCCCCTTCCAACCTGGCCGTCATTACCGGTTATGGCGACTCAATGGAAGGCACCTTCAGCGACGGCGACCTACTGCTGGTTGACCGCGGCGTCACTGAAATCAAGATTGATGCCGTCTACGTTCTGTCCCTCAAAGGTGAGCTGTATATCAAGCGCCTTCAGCGCCGGCCGGATGGCGTTCTGCTCATGCTGTCCGACAACGAGAAGTACAAGCCCTACGAAATCAAGAATGGTGAGCTGGAGCAGTTCGAGGTGCTCGGCCGCGTGCTGCTGGCCTGGAACGCTAAGCGACTTTGAGATAACAGGCCAAAGGAGATGGCTGTGCAAACGAAAACCCAGCTACGCCTTATCGGCGGCGTGATTCTGCTGTTCAACTTCTGGCTGATCGGCACCTACGACCTACAGGGCATTCCTGTACTGCTGCTGACGTTTGGCTTTGCGGCGTGTTACGAGTACTTGGTTGTGCGACAGCTCACCGGAGCAGGTAAAACCTGATGTTCGGCCCTAACTTCCGGCGGGCATTGCTTGAGGGGAAGCGCAGGGCCAAGCGACAGTAGGCAGAGGCTCTGGTTACTTTGTTCGCCGCGTTGCTGTTCGGGTGGTTGGTGAGGACCTATACGTGACCCGCTACGCAGGCTGCGCGGCGGGTTTAGGCGTTCAGAACAAGATTATGGCGACGGATTCGCCACATAAGGCTTATCATGGTTAAACCTGACTTCCCGATGCTTCTTCAGCCCGGGGTCCAAAAACTATCAATGGCAGACTTGCATGCATTGGCTGTAGCGCCGTTTACGAGCCAAAGGCGTCAAGACCTTTTCCAGCTGTTTACCAATTGGCAAAACGCAATTCGCCAAGCTGGCGTTTCTGGCGCTCTCTGGGTGGACGGGTCCTACCTGACAGAAAAGCCTGACCCCGGTGACATTGACTGCGTTCTTTGGCAGCCTCAATGGACGAGGAATACGCCTATGACTCCAGCGGACCAACAGCAAATCGCGAGTCTAATGGATCATAACGGCGTGAAAGCTGTCTACCATCTAGATTTATATGTGGAACGTGTGGTTGATTTTCATAGGCAAGCCTATTGGAGCGGTGTGCTTGGCTTTAGTCATGATCGCACCACAGCAAAGGGCTTTGCGGAGATCACATTATGAGCATTGAGTTTCTGAGATCGCATGCTAAAAGGCTATCTGAGTTTGCCAAAGAGACTGAGCTCAAAGCCAAAGCAAACCCCGATGATTTTTTCTTGCAGATAGCCGCAAAAAATCAACGAGACGCTGCTGCCAGTGTCCGAAGTGAGTGCGCGCTATCAACCGCCGAGCGCAATGGTGCCCTGGTTGACCTACGCCTTATAGGGCCCAGGGCAGACGGGAGCGTGTCTCTTGAGACTTTTGTTAAGGCCATGCATCCGTTCGTAAACGCTTGCAAACTGGCTGCCTACAAAATCAGGAACGGTCAAGAGGCCGCAAGCAGGGTTTCCCGCGAAATATCGAGCACCCTCAATATAAAACTGGCGGGGCTCGCTCCTGGATCTACACATATCCTAATGACCGGAAATGCTTCGCCAGACCTTACTGGTGAGTCGCTTTTCAATGAAACGATCAAGCAGCTTTTCGAGTTATTAAACTCAGACAACGCTAGCTTTTATGACTCCATTGACACTGTTGGGGGCAAGGCCGCCCACCACATTAGCGAGCTGATGAAGTCTCTTGATTCAGCAGGTTTGGCTGCCGAGCTTTCGTGGAACGGACCTGGTGGAAGGAGAGTTTGGGCGGGAAGACCAGATGAGATCGTAAGGGTGAGAGCGCTTATCGAAGCAGTGCAAGAGCCCACTACCTTTGATGAGAAAATTGAGGGCACGGTCGCGGGTATTAGAGACACCGGGCGACTCCATGTGCGCACCGATGACGGGATGATATCGATTCGCTATCCTCTGAAGCTCACAAAAGAGGTGCAACTGTTGCGCATATCCAGTCCTGCAGTGCTTAACGTTAAGACTACTCGATACTGGGACGCAGCTAGCAAACAGCACGTTTCAAAACGAAGGCTGATTTCTGTTGTTCCATAGCCATTAGTACCCTCCCCCCAAGCCCGCCCCGCGCGGGCTTTTTTGTGCCCTGCGTTTTACCCTTCCCTTTTCGCACCGCACATCCTACAACGACGGTAGGGTCCGTATTTCCCGTCGAGTTTACTTTCGGCACCGCCACAGTTGGGGCAAGTGCCGACAATCGAGCCACGCTCCCAGCGGTCCATTTGAAACAGCGCCCAGATCATCCAGAAGACCCCGAACACAGCAGCACCCAGCCCACCGAAAGCCAGGTAAGGCGCCACACTCGCCAAGAGCAAAGCATCCTTCGCCTTCACTCCAACCGCGACCGATATGCCCCCAACCACCATTAAAAAAACCGGCAGCGCCAACACGCCAACGTACCGTTCAATCTTTGTGATGTTCATTCAGATCCATCCTTTGACCATTAGCAAGTAACCCGACCAATCGTAGCAACTGGCCATGCAGATGTCTTGGCTCCCCCCCCTGCCCGCTTCGGCGGGTTTCTTTTGCCTGCGCGAAATTATTACCATTTGGTATTGACTTTAATTATTACCGAGCGGTAATGTTTGTAGCAAGCCAGCACCAACGGCCTGGGCAGCGAGCCGGAGCCCGAATTCGGTACAGGGGATGCCTCACCCCGCCAGTGCAGCGTCGATCTGGAAAATTGAGTGTCGGCAGGAAGACGTGGCCGACTGTCGGGACCACAGGTCCCCCGAAAGCCGAAAGGCAGGCCAGCCCACCGTGCCGAACAACGGAGGCAACAGATTTCCTCATGCCGGTTCATTGAGCCGGCATCGGGAAGCGCAACAGGAGCAGCACATGAGAAAGCTATTCAAACCGATGCGCGGCTGCCGAATCTTCGCCAGCCAAAAGCACATGACAGAAAAGCCGGGCACCTTGCTCGGCTGGTGCGAAAAGGTCGACGGCAACATCTGCATCTACAAGATGCCAGCATCTGAAGAGACTGACCGCTTTATTTGGCGGACCAGCAACGGACTGAACGACTGGTATGAATATGCAGCTTGATAGGAGGCTTCATGAACACTGACATTGATTGGGACTTCTTCCCAGAAATCCCGCCCGGCCCCGCCCTGATTCACGGCGCAGCGCACTTTACCCAGCTGGAATGGGTTGAAGAGGTTTACACGGTATGCCGAGGCGGTCGCCCTCTTCCGGCGATCACCCATCGCTACCGGGTAACAGGTCACGGCGTCCGGTGCGGGTGCGATGCCAAGCATCACGTCTGCACCAAGCATTGAGCACGACTACCCCAGCCGGCGGAGGGGCATATATCACCGGCAGTCAGGGCGCGGTTTCATCGTCAATCACCTGCCGCGTGACCTGATACCGGCCCCAGCAGCTGTATATCTGCTGGGCATCGATTAGCACCTTGGGCAGGGCCTGGAGTTCCGGGCCGCAACGCCACCCGGGCAGGGTGCTATTCGATGCTACTCGCATCATGGCGTTCCTACACGGCTATTAACCCCGCTCCGGCGGGGTTCTTTTTCCCCTTCCCTACCCAGCGCCCAGAGGCATGCACGCTATGCCTGTGGGCGTTCATCTGGAGGTCAACATGATCAATGGACAGATTTACCGCGACCAAACGGCGTATGAGCTGGCGTTGCCGGCAGACGAGCCGGAACCACCAAACATGAGCAGCGAAATCGGCGACCTGATGGCAGGCGTTGATACCGAGCTGGTCAGCTACGAAGCGTTCAAGCGATGCGCTGATGAAGAGCTGTACGACCTGGTGCCGGACGGCTTTTGTGTCGACCTGATCCTGGCCGCCAGCCGGTCAAGCGATCCAGCCATGAAGCTGATGGCGAAGGCGGCCCGCAAGGCCTTGGAAAATCACGCCGGCACCATGTTGGATGCCGCATGGGAGAAGGAGCAAGGACGTGACCGCAGCAACAACTTCTAACCCTGATTTTTGGCGCCCCGTAAAGCTCAACCGCGAGCAGGCCATGAGCATCATCGAGTTGCGCCGGGCGCTGCTCAAGTCATCCAAGAAGGCGCAGCTTAACGGCTACATCGTCGCGGGCCGCGAAGAGCTGCGCCAGATGGTCGACTGCGGCGCCATCAGCCAACGCGAGCATGACGATCTTGAGATGGAGTACAGCCGGCTGTTCTCGGCTCGCCTGCTGGATTTTGTGCCGCTTTGCACGCCTACCCCGGTGACGCCGGCGGCCAATGAGCCAGTACCAGCAGAGCCCACACCGCGCCGCCGCATCACATGGCGCACAGCTGCTCTTGTCGCTGGCTCCCTGTCCCTTGGGCTGGTGGCCGGTATCTACATCGAAGAATGGCTGGGCATGCTGCTGACTGCGGCGTGCCTGGTGTTGGGAGGTGATCAGTGAGCGAAGTCGCAGAAATGTATGCGGGCATGAAGAGATTTAACCAGAAGCTGCGCGCCAAATACGGCATGCCCTGCCCTGAATGTCAGCGCCTGCTGCCGAAGGCGCACCCGAAAATCCTGCTGCCTGGGCATCGCTGCAAGATGCATCGCTACACCGACCCGCGCCCTGAGCTGACGCAGGCCGACTACGACGCGGTTTCAGGAGGTGATCAGTGAGCATTGACGACTTCAAACGATCAATGGCGATCGAGAAGATCCATAGCGCCCTTCGGTTGACGCGTAAAAACGACGGATTTTCATTCCTGTCGTATTCGCATGGCCTGATCGACGGTCTGCGCGTGTCCGGCATGCTCGACGCGCTGGAGGCTGACCGGCTCAGCGATCTGGCTTTAAACGCCCACCAGTACGCACGGAGGGACTCGCAATGACCATCCAAAGCACCACCGATGACTTGATTGCGGAGATTGAACTGGACTTCCAAAGCGCTCGCAAGCTGGGGCGTGAAGCCTATATCGACATGCAGGACGGCGAGGCGCTGATCGCCCGCATCCGAGAGCTTGAGGACGTTCTTCGCATGTACTCGCTCCCGATTGGCGGCGACCTGAATCAGGACTGTGCAGAGTTCGGTGGCGATGCCGTGCATAGAGAGATCATGCGGCGAACGGTGCTGGGCTTGCCCAAGGTAACGCCGCCATGATCCGCCGCATCTGCCGCAAGACGGCAGCCAATCTCACACTCTGGGGCGTCCTGTTTTTCGCATGGGCGCTGGTGGACGCAATCGAAACCGCATTCAAGTAGGTAATCAATCATGACAGCACAACAGCAACTGGTGTCGGTCGACGACATCAGCGAGGACAACGCGCCTCTGATTTATGTCTCTGGCGGCCTGAAGCCGTTTATTGATCGCGTTCGTGAAGAGGTGTCTGGCGAGGTGCCGGACCTGTCAACCAAGAAAGGTCGAGACCGCGTGGCCAGCCTGGCGGCCAAGGTGAGCAAGTCCAAGGTCGCCGTCGAGAAGCCTGGTCGCGAGTATCTGAAGCGCCTCAAGGAAATGCCGAAGGTGGTAGAGGCCGAGCTGCGCGAGTTCGTCACCAGCATGGATGACCTTCGCGACGCAGTGCGCAAGCCTTTGACCGACTGGGAGGCGGCCGAGGCGGCGCGTGTTGCGGAGCACAAGGCCAGCCTTGAAAGCCTGCGCAATACGGACACCACCGACGCCAGTGCGGCAATGATCAAGTCGCTGATCGCCGACATGGAGGCGGAAGAGATCGGCCCGGACTGGGAAGAGTTCGAGGCCGAGGCCCACCGGGTGAAGGCCGCCAGCCTAGCCACCCTGCGCGAAGCCCTGAGCAAGCGCGAGCAGCACGAAGCCGAACAGGCAGAGCTTGAACGACTGCGCGCAGAGCGGGAGGCCCAGGCACAACGTGAGCGCGAGGCCCAGCTGGTGCGTGAAGCTGAAGAGCGAGCCCGTCGCGAGGCTGAGCAGGCCGCCCAAGCAGAGCGCGAAGCTGTCATCCGCCGCGAAGCTGAAGCCAAGGCGCGCGAACTGTACCTGAAGCAGCAGGCAGAGGCAGCAGAGCGCGAGAAAGCGGTAGCCGAGCAGCGGGCCATGCAGGCGGAAATTGACGCCAAGGCCAAAGCTGAGCAGGCGGCCGCCGCTGAGCGCCAGCGCTATCTCGACGAGCAGCGCGAAGCCGCTAAGGCTGCAGCTCTGCGCGAAGCTGACCAGGCGAACCGGGCGGCCGTGAACCGCGCTGCGCTGGATGCCTTTATCGCTGGTGGATTGCCGGAAGAATGCGCAAAGCAGGCGGTCATCCTGATCGCCAAGAAACAGATCCCCAACATCACCATTTCATACTGAGGTTCCCATGGGACAAGAAATTGCAGTGGTCGCGCAGCGTGAGACTGCCGGCCTTGTTGCCAGCGAAGCGCACCGCTTCTCTGTCGTTGAGATTCGCCAGCGCGTGAACCTGGTGCAGGAAGTCATGCAGAACATCATGAAGCGTGACACCCACTACGGGACGATCCCCGGCACCCCGAAGCCCACGCTGTACAAGCCCGGCGCCGAGGTGCTGTGCGTGACGTTTCGCATTGCCCAGGAATACCGCATCGAGGATTTGTCGAGCGACGGCAACGCCCGCTACCGCGTGACCTGTATCGGCCGCCACCAGACTACTGGCATCACTCTTGGCGAAGGCGTTGGCGAGTGTTCGTCCGGCGAAGAGAAATACAAGTGGCGCAGCGCTGCCTGCAAGGCTGAGCTGGACTACACGCCCGAGAACATGCGACGCAAAAAGTTCTACAAGAACGGCAACAGCGTTGATCAGATCCGCACCGAGCCTGCCGACCTTGCAAACACCATCCTGAAGATGGCCTGCAAGCGCGCCATGATCGCCATGACACTCAACGTCACCGCCGCTTCGGACATCTTCACCCAGGACATCGAGGATATCCCCGAGGAACTGCGCACCGAAGAAGCCAGCCAGCCGGCAACCAATCCGGAGCTGACGGCCAAGTGGGTAACCATGGCGAACGGGGCGACCAACCCGGAGGCGCTTACCGAGATCTGGCAGGCGGGTGTCAAAGAGCTGCAGGACGCCAAGGATATGACCGCCTATAACGCCTTCAAGGCTGCGGTCGCCGCGCGCGGCGAAGCGCTCAAGAAAGAGCAGCAGCCAGCCCCTGAACAGCAACCAGCGTTCGACGATGACGACGTTCCTTTCGAGTGAGGTGACCCATGCTTGCTATCCAATGCCCGCAGGGCTCTGATCAATGGCACAAGGAGCGCGCAGGCTGTATCACGGCCAGCATGTTCGCCGACGCGCGCGCCACCCTCAAATCAGGCCCGAACAAAGGTCAGCCAACTGCCAAGGCGCTCGATTATGCATTCCGCCTGGCCGTCGAGCGCATCGGCGGCGAACCGCTGGACGGAGGCTTCGAGACTTGGCAGATGCGCCGGGGCCATGAGCTGGAGCCTGACGCCCGTATGGCGCATGAAATCAGAACCGGCCTGATCGTCCAGCAGGTCGGCATCGTCAAAACCGATGACGGCGTGTTTGGGGCCAGCGCTGACGGCTTCATCGGTGACGACGGGGTGAGTGAGTACAAGTGCTTCCTTGCCCCCGAAAAGCTGCGCGCCTTCCACATCGACCGCGACGCCGACAGCATCAAAGACCAGGTGCAGGGCGTTCTGTGGATCACCGGCCGCAAGTGGGCTCACATCGGCATGTACTGCCCTGCCCTCAAGTCTGTTGGCCGAGAGCTCTGGCTTGGCGAGTACGACCGCGATGAAGAGTACATCGAGGAGCTGGAAGCCGATCTGTGGAAGTTCAAGCTGCTGGTCGATGAGTACGAAGCCCGGCTGCGCGATAAAGCCGCTTAACCCATGGCCAAGTCAGCCAAAGAGCGTAAGCGGGAGCAGCGGGCGCGGGAAAAGCTCAAGGCAGAAGAGCGCCGCGCCCGCCTGCTGGCCTACAGCCTCAAGGTCGACGTGTACCAGGGCACCGCCGACAACATCGAGCGCATCAAGCAGGTGACCGGCATCGACGAGGTGCAGGACCTGCTGACCCGCGCAATCCACAACATCAGCCGCCTTGATGACGACGCGCTGCGGGCCTTTCTCGCTGAGCCGTAGTGTCACGGCGGCATGTCACGGAGATAGATATGGGACTACAGCAAACACGCCGCGACAGCAAGATTCGCGCGCAACAAATGATAGATGAGGCAAAGAATATGACGAAGCAAAGCAAAGAGTCTCAGCGCCGCATCATGCGCTTCCCTGCCGTCAAGGCTGCTACCGGCCTGCCCCGCTCCACCCTCTACGACATGATGAAGGACGGGCGTTTCCCGAAAGGACGCCGGATCGCCGGCAGCAATATCACCGGCTGGGATAGCCTGGAGGTCGAAGCCTGGATCGCCAAGCAACTTGACTGCGAAGAATGAGGTCGGCCATGTCCAGACCAGCAATCAACAACGAAAAGTCAGACGACCTTGCCGCCCAAGTAGCGGCCTTTACCGCCGCTGGTGGAAAAATCACCCAGGGGCCAGAGCTCAAGCAGGTGCCACGGCGGCAGCGATCAGAGCCAAAGGCCGCCGAGCGCCCCAGGCCGCCATCCACGCCAAAGCAAGACGAAAGCAAAGCCAAGAAGCGCCAGCGCCAGCACGCCGAAATCATGCGCAGCTATGAAGGGCGCCTGAGTGCGGAAGAACTGGCCGCCATCCTCTGCGTATCAACCAGTCAAGTGCGCAAGCTGGCAGAGACCTACGGGGTCGAGATCTTGAAGAAAGGCAGCAGGGCGGGGCCTTCCGCTGAGCAACTGGCGGAAATGCGGCGCCTGTCTGCCGAGAACTCCACCCTGCGGGACGCTGCCAAGTGGATTGGCGTGCGACCACACACCCTGCGGCGCTGGGGCGATGATCGCGGCATTACGTTTGGTCGCAAGCCATGAGCTGCACCGTAACCTGCATCAGCGTCGACGGCGTAACGCGGCGAGACAGTGCACACCCTTATACCCATCGTTGGCGCCCTTATCGACAGCCTGATAGCTGACTGCGGCAACGTGGTCACCAGCGCAGGCTGGAGCGCCAGCACGCATTAACGGCCGTCCGGCCAGAGGTAGATCATGAATGCAGTCACCCATGTCGGCGAACTGGTCGACGACGTGGCGCAATTCTTTGCGCCTGTTTCATCCGATCTGGTGGATAGCCTGGTTGGTGAGTATCGCGGCATGCGTGAGCGTATCGAGGCGTTGGCCGCAGCAGTTGAGAAGGAAGAGCACGCCGGTGCGCTGACGCACTTCATCAACGGCAATTTGCGCGATGACCGCAACGTCATTCCGCATCACATCGGCAACCTCTTCGATCTGGCCGGCGCTATCGGTCACCTGAACGGCATGTACTGGAACAAGGCGCTGCACATGACTGACGTGCTGGACTACATGCCACAGGCGCGGCGCAGAGAGTGGGACGAGCAGATCCGCAACCCGCTGGGCATCAAAGCCAACTCCCGCACTGGCGAAAAAGAGCAGCCGCCACTGCCTGAGTTCGAGGAAGAAACGGTCCGATCCACGCTTTCACACTTGCTGCACAGCCGGTCGCAATTCTTTGCTGAGCGTATCGACGGCATCTTTCGGTCATTGAGCAAGACACACGTCACCAACTGCCCGGAAGGGTTCAGCAAGCGAATGATTCTGAACCGGGCAATCACCCATTACGACACGGTAGACCATGATACTGCGGGGGTTATCAACGACCTCCGCTGTGTGATCGCCAAGTTCATGGGGCGAGAAGAGCCTAAATACTATGTCACGGGTGATACCGTCAGCCGCTGCCGATACCCGAACGGCCAGTGGCACACCATCGACGGCGGGGCGCTGCGCATGCGCATATACAACGGCGTGGGCACCGCCCACCTTGAGGTTCACCCCGATATAGCTTGGCGGCTGAATGGGGTACTGGCGAGCATCTATCCAGCAGCCATTCCCGAGAAGAACCGGACCCGGCCAAAGCGTCAGCGCAAGATCAAAGATTTTGAGTTGATGGAGCGGCCTTTGCCCTTCTCGGTCATCGGCCTGCTGTCCGGAATGAAGCCAGCCGTTCGCCCGCGCGAAAACCCCGGCTTCCAACAGTCTCGGTTTGCCGATATACCGCATACGCTTCGATTCGCGCACGGAGACCACGATAAACACGCTCTGGCTGAAGCCGAGAAGGTGCTGGAAGCCATCGGCGGCGTGCCAGACAAGGAAGATAATTTTTCGTTTTGGCGATTCGATTACGAGCCGAGGCAGGTTATCAGCGAGATTATTGTCAGCGGCTGCATTCCTGACCACAAAAGCCACCAGTTTTACCCGACTCCGACGGCGCTGGCAGAGCGCGCAGTTGATCTGGCAGGCATAGGCCCGGAGGACGACTGTCTGGAGCCATCGGCAGGCACAGGCAACCTGGCCGAGCTGATTCACGGGGCGCACTCGCTTTGCTGTGTTGAGGTCAGCCCGCTGCACTGCAAGATTCTGGAAGCCAAAGGCTTTAAGCCGCTGACCACCGACTTTCTCAAGTGGCATGCACCCATCGGCTTCGATCGAATCGTAATGAACCCGCCATTCGATCAAGGGCGCTGGCAGGCCCACCTGGAGCACGCTGCATCTATGCTGCGGCGCGGAGGCAGGCTGGTTGCAATCTTGCCCTCTGGCGCCAAGAACAAAGACCCGCTGCCAGCCCTCCAGTGCCAATGGTACGGGCCTTACGACAATCAATTTGCCGGGGCTTCCGTGTCTGTTGTGATTCTCGTCGCCGACCGCAGCTACACCGCTTAACCGCCCTTCCCCGAGGTAACCCCCATGACCACCCAACTCACAGCCCGGCACATAGCCGGGCGCAACGGGCAGCCCTTGGCCGTAGTAAACGGCCTGCCGGGGCTTGATGCCCGGATGACGCCAACTCAGCTGCGCCAACTGGCGCGGCAGGCAAATCAGATCGCTATCGACAGCGAGTCAGGCGTTCGCGGCATGCGGCGCTATCCAGAAACTGAGGAGCAGAGCAATGAAAACTGAGCAGCAACATGAGGTCGTCCCGCAAACTGAGCAGCAGCGCATTGAATGCGCGATTGATACCGCGCTGCTGAATGCCGATCTGCTGCGGGAGCAGGTAGCAGAGCTGGAAGCGGCACTTTTGGCAGAGACTCAGGCCAAGCATGAGGCGGTGGAGTGTCTGCGCCGGGTGCTGGATGGCGAGCGCTCCGAGGCACTGGAACGCCTGATCGCGGGCATTGTTGGTAAGCACCCGGAGGCGGCATGACTGGAAAAGAAGAACTGACCCGAGGCGATGCGCTGGCACGGGTGGCTGTGCTGGAGGCTGAGAACGCAGCCCTTCGCAAGCGGGTTTGTGTGCCTGACGCGACCGCCGCACTTGAAGAGCTCGTAACTGCATGCTGGGATTTTTCAAGCGAATCAGTTGAGTGTAAATACGACGGATTTCATTCAGAGGTTGTTGCTTCTCGCGAATGGGACAAGTTTCGCGCTGCGGTTGAGGCGGCTGACGGCGTGCTCGCCGCCGCCCCTGCGCCTGTTGAGCGCTGCGATACCTGCCACGGGTATGGTGAAGTGCCAGCAGGTGAGACGCAGCGCTTCGGTGACTTGCAGCCGCCTGAGCCGATTATGATGGCGTGCCCGGAGTGCGACGGGCAGGCGCCTGTTGAGCGGGTGGAGCAGGAGACCCGGAGCGCCGGGAACCTCCCATGCCCTTTTTGCGGCTGCGATGTAGACCCGAAAGGGTGGTTGCGAGGCGACGGCGTGCGAGGCCCGGAGTGCGATAATTGCGGGGCAACTGCGGCCAGCTTGGAAGCGTGGAATAAACGCACCACCCCACAACCCGCACCCACTGCCGCGCAGGATGTGGCGGGGCTGGTTGAGGCGCTGCAATCTATTTACGACGAGGACTATCAGGTGGGTCACGACGCCACAGATTCAGAGGTATCAATCGCCCGCAAGCAATGTATTTATCGCATCCGACGTAAAGTGAAAGACGCCCTCGCCGCCCACCAGAGCGGAGGTGCTAAGTGATGGAAGGATTTATTGTTGCGTGCATGGCAACAGCCGCCGCCGCCATATTTGCTCACACGGTAACGACGCGGACCATTGAGCCGGAGGACTGGGCGGAGGCGGAAGAGCTGTGCGCTCAGAACGATGGCGTCAGAAATATTCGTCTCGGTAACGGGCCGCCTGAGATCAGGTGCACCAACGGAGCGCAATTCGTGATTAAGGAGCAGCCCCATGAGTAAGCCGGAGGTGTTGCCATGCCCGTTTTGCGGAGCGGAGCCGTTGATGCGCGAAATCGAGCCGCATACCCATAGCGGCCCACTTAAAGCACTGGGCATTCCTGATCACCCTGGCTCGCACGTCATCGAGTGTGGCTGCGGCGCAGGCATGATTGCCGAAGCGAAACAGGCCGTCAGGGATATGTGGAATCGTCGGAAAATGTACAGCTACGTCCAGCCACGCGCGGGCGTGCCTGATGTAGCCGGGTACGACGTGTTTGAAAGCGAAAGCTGTTCGCATGTTTTGTTGCTACCGGAAGAAATTGCCAAGGTTCGGTTGCGACTTTCAGCGTCAGCAACTGCGCTTATCCGCCTGACTGACCACGAGACCGCCCGCGCAGCAGACAAGGCGCGGATAGCGGAGCTGGAGGCGGCTCTGAAGGCCGTCAAGAGCTACATCCAGTATGGCCCGCACGGGGCGCATCCGGCGCTGGAGGCAATCGCTGCCATCGACGCAGCCCTATCCCAGCAGGGCAAGGAGGGTGAGACGTGAGCACACTGGTTTTCTTTGCGTACGTCTACGTGATCTGGCCGCTGCCTTTCCCTCGATACTGCGCCGCGTTGCTCATGCCATTCTTGATTGGCGCGCTCGCTACCGGGCAGCAATAACCCACCCCGCTATACCCGCCCTATCCCCTATTCCAACGTATCCGGCAGCGCCGGAGGGAGAAGTATTGTGTCTGACATTGAAAAGAAGGTTCTGCACTGGATTGCCACCGGCAGAGTTGGGTCCAGCTCGAAGGCAATGGCGCTCGCTGCGTGCGAAGTGCAGAGCGCCAAGTCGTACCCACTGGACCCCGGCGACCTGAATCGCTGCCTGCTGATGCTCCAGCAGGTGCCTGAGGTGCGCCATCATTTCGACAAGATTGCCGCGCTGAGCGAGGTATGGGGGCGGCTGATTGATCGCTGGGGCGAGATTGAGGCGACGTTCCTTGAAGAGGCCGGGCTCGACTGGTCGAAGCAGCGGCGCGCACCAGATACCTACCGGCTGATGAAGGAGGTGATCGGCAACGACCCCAATGTGATCCAGCTTGGCCCGGGCGCCCAGATCCGATTCCAGTAACCACCCTACACGCCGGGAGGCATAGCAATGCGTACAAGCAAGTCATTCAGAGCCAGGAAGCGCGAACACCTGACTCCCCTGCTCTACCTCCCGACCTGGGAGACGATGGCAGCGATAGACGAAATGAAACCGAGAAAGCTGCGGGCATTGTTGAGAGTTATGGCCGAGCTGAACCAGTTCAATTGCTGGTGGGCTGAGTATCAATTCGCCGAGATATTCCGTTGCCGTGTCATTGCGCAACTGGGTATGGCGACAGAAAAACGCAGAACGAACTGAGCCGGGAGGCATGACCGATGAAACTCATCACGCTTGAGGCGTGGGCCGAACGGCTCGACCCGCCGCCCACCATCAATACGCTGCGGGCATGGGCTCGTAGCGGCAAGTTCGACCCCCCGGCCCAGAAGATGGGCCGCACCTACTACGTTGACGAGAATGCCGAGTATTGCGACTCTGACCCGCTACCCGATATTCCTGACGCCCCATTGATCAACCGAATCGAGCGCGCACGCCATGGCACCCAGACCCCGCACGGCAGGCTCCAAGGATCTGCCGCCTAACCTGTACCGCAAGACCGACAAGCGCAACGGCGTGACGTACTACACCTACCGCGACCCGATGACAGGGCGGTCGTTCGGGTTGGGGGCGGACAAGGCCTCCGCCATCCGTGAGGCTCATGCGGCGAACGCGCATTTCAGCCCGGCCAGTCTGGCCCAGCGCATGCAGGTCGGGCAGCCGTTCCGGGCATGGTGCGACGAATACCGTCGCATCATTGATGAGCGAGATATTGCCGTTTCGACCCGTCGCAACCTGGGCATGCGAATCAACCGGCTGACAGAGCTGTTCGGGGATCGGGATATTCGGGATATCAGCACGCGGGAGGTGGCCGACTATCTGGGCGGGCTGGCGAAGGAAGGCAAGGCGCAGATGAGCCGGGCCATGCGTTCGCTGCTGAGCGATATGTTTGCCGAGGCGATAGCGGCAGGCTGGACCGATGCCAACCCTGTGCAGGTTACCAAGGCCGCCCGGGTGAAGGTTCAGCGCTCGCGCCTTTCGCTTGAGCTGTGGAAGGCCATCTACGACCGGGCGAAGCAGCCGTGGCTGCAACGCGCCATGGAGATCGCCCTGCTGACAGGGCAGCGCCGCGACGACATTGCAGGAATGCTGTTCAAGGACGTTGTTGATGACCACCTGCAGGTCATCCAGTCGAAGACCGGTCAACGCCTGCGCATCAGCACTGCCGTGCGGCTGGACTGCATTGGGCTTGATCTCGGCACGGTGATCCAGCGGTGCCGCGACAACGTGCTCAGCAAGCACCTAGTCCACCACGCCCGCCGGGTTAGCCGGGCAATGCCTGGGCAGCCGATCATGCTGGATACGCTGAGCAAGGCGTTTGCCGATGCGCGTGACGCCGCCATGGCTGACCTTGGGCTGTCGTATCCCATGCCGCCGAGCTTCCATGAAATGCGCTCTCTGGCCGCCCGCCTGCACTCTGCCGAGGGGCGGGACGCACAGGCCCTGCTGGGCCACAAGTCCAGCAAGATGACCGACCTCTATCGTGACTCCCGTGGTACAGAGTGGATCGAGGTGGCATAA